GTCCCCTAGATGATTTTTAAATTTTCTCACATGGGAGGGTATCATCTACTCTCTACACTATCTTTTTTATATGGTTTAACCATTCTATTTTCTTTTCTATTTTTCTTTCTATTCTCTTTGATATAATCATCTTTCCATTTACACTTATGCTTACTATTCTTTATTGGTTTAATATTACTCATATATATTACCTCTTTATTTTCACTAATTAAATAATAAATGATGTACTAATGAAATGATAATCACTTGCATTAAACGTTCGCTTGTTGTTCCTATAGCTGTCTTATTAGTGTATTTATATTTACCTGTTAGCATATAAACACCATTAACTAGATTGTCAATAACAATAACTTTACTATCAGTTCCTACTAATAAAGGTAGATCACTTCCTATATTGTCTATCAACCCTTTTAATACTCTTCCTTGATTAGCGCTTAATGCGTCCGTTGTGCTATTGCTGGTTAAGTTATCAATAACACCTATAATTGCTCTAGTGTCCATAATCTCGTACCCTCCTTTATATTTTATTTTCGATATATGCACTATGGAACTAACAACTTATTATTAGTTCCGTACTACATACATTATTCTTCTTGATATGATGTGAAGTAATCTCTTATATACTTTTCATACTCTTCTTTATTTCGTCCGTTAGGATTGTCATATAGTCTTTCTAAACATACTCTCATTTCTTCTTTAATGTGTATGACTTCGTCTATTCCTAAACGATCAATTAATCTTTTACGCTCCATATATCTAGGCATGGTTACAATTACATAAGCATTAAACCACATACCGCTTCTCATTTTGATAATATCCATCATAGACTCTCTCAATGCAAATACAGGCTCTTTAAGTCTATTAGGCTTAATATACTTTGGATTTATAGAAATCATTTGCCATATCTTATCCATGTCTAGAATAATATCATCTTTAGTTGCTACATTCTCAACCCATGTAGATTTACCGCTACAAGGTGAACCATGTACTAATATGACTTTCTTTTTATAGTTTCCAAACCGCCTATGTATTTCATTGTGAGTTTTAAATGATACGATCATGATGTTATTAGGATTTAAACTAATAGATACATCATTAACATTTTCTAAAGTCAATTCTATTTTGTGATGTAAAATAATATCATACTCTTTATATATTGGCTTTCCTGTTACCTCGTCTATTGTTTCTCCTAATTCATTTAAGCGTTCATATATGACTTTCTTTCTAAACGCTTCCCATTCTTTAGTTTTATAGAAATCACTTAAGTTAGTAATATACTTCATTGCTCCTCCTAGATAGCAAAACTAATTTCAAAAGGCAACCATGCGGTAGTTGGGATTTTTGCATTTGCTGTTGTTCCATATCTTGCAATGGTTACAGTTCCGTTTGTATTTACCGCTAAACACCATACGTTTTTGCCTGAACCTTGACATACTTTAATCAATCCAAAAGTTGGTCTATATCCACTTGGTAAAGTAAATATTATTTTTCCTGTTGCACTTGCTCCTATTTCAGCACTAGGAGAAACACAACCACGAATATAAACAATATCATTCTTTTTTCTATATCTAGGTTTGTTTTCGTTAGTATTTGCATATGGTATGAAATCACTTGTTAACGTTGCGTCAATCCATCCTGTATCATCTAGATTTTGATACGTTGTGTTAGTAATTGAATATCTAACTACCTTTGTTGTATCAATAATAGTTGCATATGATACTGAACTACTTTTATCAATAATTACATATGCGAATGGGTCAACTCCGCTAATTCCTGTTTGATTAGAGTTATATTTGAAATATCCATAAATCTTATATAAACCGCTCTCTAAATTTCTTAAAATAATCGGTTTATTTACATCTAAACTTTCCTTATAAACTAATAAATTTTCTAATTGTTCATCAATATCACTAATAACATAAACTTGATTTGTTTTCAGTGAACTACTAGCTTTAGCACTTTTGTATTGTGCTAAAGTTAGTTTGTTTACTGTAATACCGTTTAAAGTTTGAGACATAATTACCAAATAACAGTTTTAGCTGTTGGCACTGTGATATTGACTTCTTTATTAGAAATTGTTTGTTGAACTCCATTTACTTTAACTTTTTCTAATACGTTTGCTTGTGCATTTGATGGTGCGTGTGTTGATTGTGAATGTGTATAAGCACTATCATAATGAGATTTTAATGTATCAGTTAAATCATTTGTTACTGTTGGAATAGTTGGTTTATTCTTTAAATCATTGTATGAACCACTTGTTGCTACTGTTGATAGTTCAGTCTTTTTAACATAGTTAGATAAATCAATAGTAGTATCACCAATCTTTTCCCATTTGCTATTAACGTATAAATATTCATCATATGCGTTATTTGTTTGACTAGTTGTTTTTGGTACTAAATAAATTGTAGTTGTACTAATACCACTTGTTGGTAATGTTGTTACTACCGCTACATTCATAGAAGTAATTCCATTGATCAAATTGTTTACTTCGGTTTTAGTATAAGTATTTGTTTTAGTATAATAATTTGTTAAGTTATTTACTGAATTAGTAACAAAATTAACATCATTAGTTAATTCACTTAATTTAGTTGGGTTTACTTGCGCTCCTGCTTCAATACCATTTAATTTAGTTTTTTCATCACTTGTAAATACTTCATCATCCGTAAAAATCCATACTTTTTTTCTTACTACCGTTTTACTACTATACTACTACCATATTTTTGTAACATAATTTGACAAGTCAATTTGACTTGCTTCTAATTCTTCAACTCGTGAAGTTACTTCTTCAATCATTTCTCTTAATTGTCTACCCATATTTGCTGTTAATCCCATTTCAGTAGATGTACTATATAAATCATCAACAAACATAATAATTACCTCCTTAAATAGCTAATACTTTAGCTATGAGTTTATTAACATCTTTCCAAACATCAACAGTATAATATTTGTTTGCTTGAGGTGTAAATTTACTATTTGAAACATCATCACCAATCCAAACTATATCACCATTAAAAACTAATTCAGTTGCTGTACTTCCACTATTAAAGACTATTTGAGCATTATAACCAGCTTCAATATTAGCTGGTAAATTAACTGTTAGCTTTTTAAGGTCTTTTGTATATTGAAAACTATTTCTATCATTTAATTGAATTGTTACACTTGTAGAATATGTATTTTCTACAACTTTCATTTCCTTTTGTAAATCGTTCAATGATAAGAAATTTCTTTCATATGATGTATCAGTAGTTTTTATATATTGAATTTGATTGTTGAAAGGGAAAATCATTTGTATATATGATGTGCTATCATTTCTTGTTACTATCGTGAATACATCCATTGCAACCATAGGAACATCAATACCCTTATAAGGTGTAAAATATCCCGTTAAGATATATAACCCTGTTTCTAAATCTCTTAAAGGGTATTTATTAGAACTATCACCACTTACTACCCTTGTAATAGGTTTGTTAGCTAAATCATTATAATCACTTGCTCCACTTTGTACTTCTTTATAAGTTCCATCATCAGCAAGATATTTATTACCCTCACCATCTTTTTCAATAACATTAACTCTATCCATAACATAAGAAATAATATCGTTGTTTTCTTGTGCCACTTCATTACTAGCGTTAATACTATCAAGAACATTAAAATCAATAGCGTATGATTTCCATACATAATCATCTTTTCTTAATACAACTTCCATTCTTAAATTGCCTTTTTGATCTAACAAGCTATTAGGCATTTTGTATTCAATATAATAATTATTATCTTCATCATTTACTATTTGAAGTGGTTGGGTCATAAATTTAGAACAATCTTCTTTCTTAAACTCTAGGTAAACATCATTTTCAACCATATCACCATGTAATAGGATTTTTAATATAGTTGCTTCATTTTCAAATGTTTTACCTATTGTTTTTTGAGTTGTTTCAACACTCCTATTTTCATAAGCATTAACTAGAATGTACATTGATCTCACCTCTTTTCCTTGCTAAATATTTACGATCTTATTCTTCAACTTTAGCTTTTCTAGTTCTTTTTCTTTTTGGTTTTTCTTCTACAACTTCATCTAAATCTTCTTTAGGTTTTAAAATATCTTTATTTTCTTCTAAAGGTTCTTTAGGTTCTAATGGTTCTTTATCTCCCTCTTTTTCTTTTTGCTTTTCTTCTACAATATTACAAAAAGGTACACCATTATATAATTTAGTTGTTAGCACTTTTGCCCTTACATCATCAACTTCAATAACTTCATCTTTCTTTACTAATCTTTCTAATAAAACATCATTATAATCAAAATTTGCTTTTACTTTCATTTTGTTTATCTCCTTATTTATTTAATTTTTTTAAGCACAACACCAACATAATATGTATTTGCTGGTACATCGTATTGGTCAACATATCTACCTAATGAAAATAGAATATAACTATCACTAGCTGTTGCATTTACTCCTATACCATCATTTATATTACCGAAGAAACATTTGCTACCATTTTCACTTGTTTTATAATACGTTGCTAATACACAAGTGTTATTTTTGTTAAATCCATCAGGATATGCTAATAGTGTTTCTTTTATACCTGTATTTGAATTTTTAACTTCTATTTTACCTGTAACTTCAACAATACCACTTATTAATTTATCAATTTCACTTTTACTATATGTTTCTTCTAAACACATATTTTCACAAATCGCATAATGTTTTGCCATTTTAAATTACCTCCTTTATTTCCAACGACCAATAGCCAATAAAGTTACATCGTTATTAGTTGTTGAATTATCACCTTTCCACAAACGATAACTAGGTGGGTTTGTTTTAGAACCTTTGTTACTTATTAATGCACCACAAAGCTTATTGTTTTCTCTACCCTCACATGATATTTGTACAACTGGTTCACTTATAAATGATACAGGATATTTACCACCATCATGATCATTAGTAACATAAACATTTCCCCATTTATATGCCATAGAATCTATATGAGCATGTTTCATAGTAACTATCAATGTACCATCACTAAATTTCCAATATTCCGTATAATCTCCGTAAGTATTAAGAGTTGTTTTTTTATGCTCAATAGTTACCCCTGTACTACTAGGTATTTTGTCATCAACATACGCTTTCATTTTGTTCCATAGATATTGAATACCTGTATTATCTAAATACTTTGCCATAACTTATCTCCTATACACAAATAGTATCTAAATCACTATTTGAAATTGATGTAATTGTAAAAATACCACCTAATGAGTCCCAAGCACTACCTGTCCATGCAACATTGCTTCCTGCTGGACCATATGAACTTTCAGCAACAATATTATATACGTCCCCTGCTGTTAATCCACTTGTAGGTAATACACTTGCTGTTGCTACTGAACCTTTATATTTGTATGTTCCTACAATGTCAGTTTTTAAAGCATAATTTGCTAAAGCGTTATATGCTTCATTAGCTATTTCGGTTGCAGTTCTTGCTTCCATAGATACTTCAGTTATTTGATCTTCAAACGTACTTGTAGCGTCATCAATTGCACTTTTTACAACTTTGTTTTGTACAGGGTTTGTAGATGTATCACTTAATGCTGTATCACAAGCAACATCAACTTTACCTGTTCGTGCATTATTAGTTAAACCATTACCTAACCACATTAAACCTCTCCTTGCTGAAGTTGCTATATCTAAACCTAAACCTAAAATAATATCGTTACCACTATCACCGCCATAATATACTTCAACTTCTCCATCACCTTTTAACACTAATTTATCTTTTTTTGCACCAGCGTTAATTGTTTTTGTTGGATCAGAGAAAGTTGAGTTTTGATATAATTCAACAGTTGAGAAAGCGTTTTGGTTGACTTCCGCACCACTTGCAATACCATTTAATTTAGTTTTATCACTAGAACTCATTAAACCATTACTAGTTGTAGTAGCTATACCGTATGTTGTATTGGTGTCTTGCATTGTGATTGTTCCTATTGTTCCATCACCTTTTGTATATGTTATAATTCTTCCACTTACACTTAATCCTGTAATTCCTTTATTAAATAGAGCTTTTACTTTACCCCATAAATATAATACTCCGTCTTTATCTAAATAATTCGCCATATTTTTCATTCCTTTATATTAATATTGCTTCTAATTCTTCATTTGATATTGAGCCACTTGCTATTGGTATCCTATCTTTTAATGAATTATTAATAGTGTGTTGCGTTTGGTTTTCATCTTCAAAATTATCAACAACATCTTTTGCACTAATAGGTAATTTAATACCACCATTTGCGGTTATCTTACCTGCTGTATCTACTTCTAAACCATCACCAACAATAACCGCTCCTAGCTTTTCTTTTGTTGCTATTGGTAAATCAAGAGGATTTACTTTTTTAACTGAAAAGTTATATTGACCATTTGCATATTTACAAATTAAATATTCGGTTGTAAACTCAACACAATTAAAGATTATATAATCACTATTACTTTCATTACTTAATAATCTTATTTTCATTACACCATTGCCATTGTAATAAGCGTTGCTTACTTGATATTTAATTTGATCATTTGCGTTTAATCCTATAGCTTTTGATGTATGAACAATGTTATTAGTATCAGTAACTTCAACTCTATAATTTGTTTTTTGAACTAAAGAGGGAGTAAGGCATAAATATAATATGTTTGTATCATTAGCTACACAATACATACCGCTATTTATTGTGTTTTGAAAATCTACGTTAATTATATTTTTCATATGCTATCACTCCCATTCTTTATCATTTGCCATTTGTTTTCTTAATTCTAATTCTTGGCGCTTTAATTCAATTTGTCTTTTATCTCTATACCAATTATCATCAAAATTTTGTAAGGCACTATTTATTGCCCCCACATCAGGAGGACAATATTTAGTTGTGATTTCAGTATGCTTTTTCTTATAACCCTCTTCATCTTCGGTTATGTATTGCTTCTTTTCTTCATAGCTAAAGCCTAAAGCACGTTTAACTAATGCGCTTTTAATCTCTACAACTAAATCTTGCCTTGCATTTTTTAAGACTTCTTTTAATTGTGAAAATTCGTTTTTGTACTTCTCCCATGTTGAAATTGAAATACCTAAAGATTTAGCAATATCAGCTTCATTTGCTCCATACCTAGCCATTTCTTCGATACGATCTAAATTTTCTTCAATAACATCTTTTTTGCTTTTTCTACCACGTTTAGCCATTACATTTTAGTTCCTTTAATTAACCATGACCAAGTTTTAGGACCAACTTTACCATCAACTTTTAAACCTCTATTACGTTGGAACACTTTAACAGCGTTATAAGTATTTGTACCAAAATCTCCATCAACATTTAAATGAAAACCTACACTATTTAATCTTTCTTGAATTAATCTTGTGATGTTTCCTTTAGCACCTTTTTTAACTAATGGATATGTAGAAAAGCCTTGTCTTTTGATTTCAGCGTTTAATCTATTAACCCAATTATCATTAGATGAATTAGTTGGTACATTAACTGTATTTGCTCTTGCTTTACCGCTTACAACAATAACTGTATGCCCTTTTGTTTTAGTGACTAAAATATCACCATTGTATAAAACTGTTGAACTATCAACCGCTTTTTTACTTTCAAACAACCCACTAGCTTCTAATACACTAGCTTCATTTGATGTTGTGAAGTTGCCCACATCTTTTCCACACGCTTGAATAACACAAGCACGTACTAAACTAGAACAATCACATTCAGTTTTAACAGCAATCTTATTTAATGCTCCGTACTTTCTAATTTGGGTAATTACTCCCCCTCGATTAGATTGATCGTAACCAATATTATTGTTGTTACAAGCTTGTTGCATTGCACTTGCTAATGCGTTAGCATGAGATACACTTTTAGCACGTATCACATACCATCCTTTAGAGTGTCTATAATAAGCTTGTGTAGAGACTTCTCTTCCTGTTTGGTCTCCTGCTTTACCTCCATTATATTTACCTCTTTCATCTTGTCTTGCGCTTCCTATAATTAATGACATTTTTAACCCTCCTTTTGTTACTTTTTCAACATAATTATATCATAAATTTACTATTTGAATACTTTTAATGTTAAATATTTACAAGCAAAAAAGACACCTTTTACAGTGTCTTAATTGCTTTTGTGTCTTTTATACTAGAAAGGATTTAAAATAAGAAAAAAACAGTTCATTCTACAAATACCCTCGACAAGTATCAAAGTCTTTTAGTTCATCCTCTAAAAGACACTTATATAATAGCATATTAATTATAAAATTCAATCTATTTATAAAAAAAGAACTCTTTGAGTTCTTATTTTCTATGGAGGTAATTCTTCTTTAATACTTCCGTCAATTTGTACTTTATACACCATTGTATTTAAACATTGTGCATTTGCTTTTATTTCTTTTAAAAAATCTAACACATAATCATAATATGCTATATCTTTAAAAAACCATTTAATATATTTTTCTAATTCTTTTAGTGTTTTACGATCTAATTTCATTTTTCTTTTCCTTGCCTTTCTTATTCTTCATAAGGTTCAAATTCTTCAAAATCATCATTATCATCATTATTTCTTAAAGAAATTTGATGATAAAGTTCTTCCAATGATGAACTATAGAAACTTTCTACTTTTCTAATGCTTCTTAATTCATCATTGATAACTCTACCAAAGAAATATCCGTCACTACATTCAATAGCTTCGAGCTTTACTTGTACATTACTATTAATGTAATAACTTTCTCCGTCCGTTGGATAAACACATCCTATATTATCACAATATTTCATTGCTTCTTTTATTGTTAAAATTGTTTCTACCATTTTAATATCCTCGTCTTTCTTTTGAGTTAGTGTTGTAAGTGTTATCGCTTCACTTTTTATTATGCGACTAACTTTTTTAAAGCTAATCTTGTTTTTCTTCTATAGGTTAGAAGTGTATTAATTTGTTCTCTAGTTTCAGCTTCATCAATTTCAATAGAAATTAATTTATCTAGGCTTTTCAACCCTCTATATTTAATGCTATCACTAGCATTTTGTAATTGATCAAGTCTTTCTTTAATTCCTTTATAATCCCACATTTTTCTTATCTCCTTTACCTTACATCTATATTATATATGTATTACCTATAAATGTCAATATTTTACAATAATATTTTTCAATTTTTTTCATTAAAAAAAGGCTCTTTATATGAGCCTTATAATGCTTTAACTAATACTCTTATGTGTAATCTTTGAATGTTATAACCACCTGCTAAAATGCTTTCTACTTGTGCTACTCCCTCTTTTCCTTTAACTGTACCATTTAAAACTACCATTCCTTGCGCTCCTTGTGTTGCGTGTATATCTTCCCAACTTTCAACTTCTCCTGTAATTTCTTTAACTCTATTGTATAAATCAATGATTAAAGCTTTTGCTTCTTTTTCATTTGATTCTTTTAATTTTTTAACATCATAAGTTTTCATAAATTCATATTCACTGTATGAATGAGTTTTGACAAATTCCTTATAACCTAATTTTCTATATTCTTCTAATAACATATCTTGTTTATTTTTATTCCATTCATTCCAACGTTCAACTAATGCTTCTTGTAATTGCTTGAATTGACTAGGCATTTCTTTTACATATAAACTTTCCTTTTCTAGTTCACCTTTTAATTGAAGTTCATATTTTGTTAAAGTTTCCTTTTTAGCTTCAATTTCTTTTTTACCTCTTTTAATATCATCTTCTAATGATCTAATATCCGCTTCAAGCCAATATTTTTCATTATCTTCTTTTGCTTTTTCAATTTGATTTTGTTTCTTTTCAATCATCTTTGTTTTCTTAATGATTGTGTTTTCTTTTTTATTAATCATTTCTTTTGCTTTTTCAATTCTATCTTTTAATGTTTCAATTTTCATATTTATCAATCCCTTTCCTTATCTTCAATTACATTATAATATATGTAATACATATATACAAGAGTTTTTTTGATTATTTTTCCAATAAAAAAAGAACCCATTTCTATGAGTTCTCAATATCATTTCTAATTAGCTGTTTAATATAACCATTTACATTATCAACACTTTCTAATTTATCGTATATAGCCTTTTCAGTTCTTAAATTAACCTTTACAGGGTATAGCTTTGTGTTTTTCTCGTTATATTTCTTTGACGCTTTTCTTTGTGCTTCCGTCACGCTACCACTCCTTTTTGTTCATTCTATCATACTAAATTTAGTATTTGAAGCATTAAGGTAATACCTATAATAATTTCTTTAGTTCTAACTCTAATTTCTTAATATATAACTCAACTGTATCACGAGCGCTTTTACAACCTTTCATTGATTTTAGTTGTTCATAACGATCAATCAACTCTTTCATTATCTCCACTTTTTCCATTGCTTTTCTCTCCCATCATAAATTCTCTATATTTTGTTTCTAACCAAATAATAATCATTAACGAGCCTACACCATACAAGCCTAGAATAGTTAATAAGATTTCCATTTTTAATATCCATTTTTTAACCTTTCATAATTGATTTTATTCTTATTTAGATATTCTTGATATACTTCATCCATTGTGAAGTCTAATTTTTCAGTTAAATATAATAAGTTACTTAATTTACAATCTTTACTTGCTACATCACTAACACAGTAATTTATCATATCTCCTTGTATATTTTTACCATATCTTTTTATTGCAAACTCATAATACTCTAAAATTTCTACAATACTTCCATCAGTAACACCATAAACCATTTCATAAGTCATAACAAAATGGTATACATCAACTAATTCTTCTAACACTCTTTTTCTATCAACAGGTTTTTGCGTTTTCTTCCACCAGCACCAATCACCCTTTAATTCATGTGTAAGTTCTCCTAATTCATCAATGATAGCCATTTGTAATTTTTCTTCGGTCATTGCTTCTTGACCGAACTCTTTTAAAATATTTTGATTTAATGTTTTTTGCATTAAAAACATTTGTGTTAATTGTTCTTTAATTTCCATTGTTCTTTTCCTCTTTTTTGATAATTACATATTCTTTTTTATTGATTTCATCCACAATTACAGGAAAGTGTTTTCCTTTGCGTTCTTTAACTGTTAATGTCAAATTACTACTTCTTAATATGGTATTAATTAGATTGATAGCACTTTCTATTTCCTCTATACGTTCCATGTTATTTCTCCTATTCATAATAAAACATAGATAAAGGGTATATACCTTTTATATTAATTATTTCAACTATATTCTCTTTTTTAATGCCTTTTTTATTCACAAAATCACACAATGCCAAAGCACTCTTAAAGTATTCATGCTTCAATTTCTTTAATTCCATTTTGTTTCTCCTCTTTTAACATTTCTTCTAATTTATTCATATCAAATCTATATAAATCATATTCACGGTCATGTAAACCTTTGTATTTTTCAGCACATAGAACTAATACACCTCTTTTAATATATTTCTTTGCCTTGTTTGTAGCTAATGATGGATTAGCATAATTCCATTCACTAAAATATTTTTGTGTAATAACAATATATACTTTACAGTTAAACATAACCCTATCTTTTTCAGTTATATCAAAATATCTATGTCCTATTTTTAATTTCATTTTATTTCTCCCTATCTAATTTCTACATATAGATCATCTTTCTTAACAATCTTATTTTTTAATTTCTTAATAGCTTCTTTTTCATCTTCTTGTTTCACAAGATAATAAGATAATTCTTCATTGAAGATACTTCTTAACTTGCAATAATATAAATGTTCAACAATAGCTTCTTGTGTTCCTTTTTTACACACTCTAACAGCTATTTGACCTGTACTTTTATTTACTTCTCTTTGTAAGAGACAATATACTTCTTCCATTTCTACTTTTCCTTTAAATATATTTTTTGAAGTTCTTCTATATTCTCAACCCCAAAATGTACACATAGATTTCTAATAGTCATTTTCATACAATGATTTTCATATCTATAATCATGAACATCATCTAATAGTATTGCTTTTTGTTTGTTAACTTCTTTCAACTCCTCGCTCAATACTTGATTGAATTTAACCGCATTATAATAGAAACTATCAGTTTGTTTCCAATTGTTATATAAAGCGTGAATATCGACTATCAATTCATCTTTCTTCATTGATTTTAATGTGCTATCACTATGAAGTTTGAAGTATTTGAAGCTAGGCGAATTGTTATCAAAATAAGCATAAACTAGCTCTCTAAAATATCCTAAATCTCTAATGAGGTTGTTTAGAATTTTTTCTTTGACTTCTTCGGTCGTTTCTCTAGAAGCTGTAGCTTTTAAATTGTATCCGTATAGAAATTCAAATTTATCTAGAATGTCTAAATATTCTTCTTCCGTTAACATTATTCATCCCCTCTTTTCATTAACTCTCTTGAAAATGTTTTTAATTCGTTTCTATGCTCTATTAATACACTATCCCAAGGGTCGATATTAGGTATGAAGCTTAAAACAAAGCAAATAGTACGAAGTGTTTCAATTACTTCTATTAGAAGATGTTTGTAGAAGATGATTTTCTTTTTAATCTTCTTCATCTTTCATCAACTCCTCTTTCCATTGCTCTTTTGTAACTGTTGTATTGTCAAAATTATTAATATCCCATTTTTCTAATTCTTCACATGCTTTATCCAATGCTTCTTCTAATTGGTCAACATATTTTTCTAATGCTTCTTGATATGCTTCATTATCAACTTCATCCCATGTGCCAAAACTATAACTATATTGCATTACAAAATCTTCTTTTTTAGGTCTAATCATTTTATTCACCCCCAATCTAAACGTTGACCACATGATGGGCAATAATCATCTTCTCCTAAATCCCCATATTTTGTAATTGTACCTACAAGCATTTTACATTTTGGGCAACAGTATTTATATCCGCTTTCTTTGAACTCTTCTTTTGACACTTCTAAAACTTTTTTCGGTCTTTCCCTACTTTCTAGCCTTTTAATTCTATTGCCTAACCGCTTATTTTCATTTTGTTCAATTTTTAATTGCTCACGAAGAATATTATTATTTATTCTTTCTTCTCTTATTTTTTCAACCTTGTAAAAGACTTTATTGCCATCAAGTGCATTATTAATTTCCTTTTGTGTAACACCTTGTTTTAAAAGCATATTCATTAATATTTCAATATACGTTGCTTGAATATTGATTGTTTGCTCTTTGCCTTTGTAATTATGATAGAGGGTTTCATATTCCTCTATCATATCTTGTTTTTTCATAGTAATTGGTAATGTTGGTTTATCTTTCATCTAAACTATCCCTCCACAATTTCAAAATTATAAAATGATAATAACGAATAGATACGAGCGTTAATTCCTTTTGAACTATAACCAAATCTTATAATACATAAATTAATAACTCTAACTACATCAACATTATCAACTTTATAATCTCCAATAGGTTTTATACTTTTTAAAGCTAAAGCATAATAATCACTATCACTACTTCTTTTGCTTTTTTTTAATAATCTAATAACTTCATCTACTTCATTCTTTCTTAATTTAACTGTTTTCATCTTTATCTTCCTTTCTACTATTTGAAGCATTTTATTTAATTTTCTTTATCATCTTTTCATATCTTCCATTATGTCCTGTAATCTCAAAGCCATGTTCTTTAAATATTTTTATTGCTATTGGATTTCTTGAAATTAATCTTATATCTTTTTCAGTTACATCATTAACGATATGATCTAAAATTTCTTTCCCTATACCTTTATTTCTATATTCTTCTAACACTATAAAGTTATCTAACATAGAATATTTTTCATTATCTTCTAATGAAGCAAAGCCACAAATTTTACCCTCTTTATTGAAATAGATATACCATAACATATCTTCATTGCTATAAAGTTGACAATCCATTTCTTTTATAAATTTTCTACTTGCAAAGAATTTTCCCATTAGAAAGAAAAAATTATAATCTTGTTCACTCATTACTCTTATCATTCTTCTACATCTCCATATATATTCCATTCTTTTCTCTTTTTCTTCATACGCTCTAAATATTGATTATAGGCACTTTGTTTTGTTGGACTAAATCCAAGACCTTTACACCAATAATCATTTCTTAATAACGTTTGGCATATTCTTCTCCATGATGGTACATCATTTTGTTTTTCCATTTGTTTGTCTACTTCATCAGGTATTCCATCAACATACCCTCTATTCATATACCATTTAATATAAACAGCTATTTTTGATTTATAATGTTCCGCTGTTTTCTTTGGCATTGTATCTAACAAGAAATTAGAGAAGCTTTGCCATGTATGACCTTTTGGTAATGTAATACTTCTATTCCCTAGAATGTTTCCATTATCTCTTGAATAAAGGCTACCGCTATTTGCTCCATTTACTCTTAAAACCATCTTTCCCCATGTTTCAGGCTCAATAATTTGATATAACCATAAACTTCTTCTTGTTGTATCTCCAAATGGTTCATCAACCCTCATTTGATGTAATGTTAATCCAGCTTGAAAGAAACGATCATACAATTTATTATATGGTTTTTTTGTCTTTCCAAAGTATTTCCAATCATCTTCAGCGCTCCAATCATAGATAGGGTAAACGTTATAAACATTATCAGTTACACAAGTAGTAAACATTTTATCTTGATACTTATTTTTCTTTTTGTTTGTTAATGCTCTATATCGGTTTAAGCTTTCTCTTGTTCTAATTCCTACAAAACAAGCTGTACTTTTTCCCTCTCCATACCATTCACCAAACAATGGTACAAATTCCTCAAACGTGATTTTATAATAATAAAATGGGAAATAATTTTCATCAGTAATAGCTATTTTAGGTGGCTTTCTAGTCCATAGATTTTCTTTTGCCTTATCCCATGAAATCCATTCAGGCTCATACATACTACAAGCATTATCGGTTAATAGTGGTAATGCCACCCAATAAGGAACAATGTAATCTTTATACATATCATAGATATGTTGTACGTGTTCAATAGTTAATTTATATTGGATTTCCCAATCAATAAATAACAATGCTACCTTTCTATTTCTTTTTATTGCTTCTTCCATGACTAGGTGTGTCATAGCTGTACTGTCTTTACCTCCACTAAAAGAAATACATATCTTTTCAAAATTATCAAATGCCCATTTAATTCTCTCTTTTGAAGCTGTTAATACATCAATTCCTAAATATCTTCTATTATCCAAAGTGTTCAACCTCCCATTCTTCAATTAATTTTCTTGCTATTTCATTAGCCTTTTCTTGCTGTTCTTCGCTTAATAAATGCCATGTTTTTTTGGTTTCATCTTGCTTTATTCCACCATACAAACAACAAGCACATTGACCAAGCCATGCTATCCTATTCATAGATTTATTAGTTAATCTATATTCACAAGCATATTTCCATTGATCTATAACCAATTTCATATACTTATAGCAAGTCTTTTCATTACCTAAACACTCAACAACTTTCAATAGCCTTTCTTCTTCATCAATACCATTGATTTTACTTTTCAATGGTGTTTCATACATCCTATGCAAATAGTCCTCCCATAACCAATAGGGATGATATATTCTATTCATCTTCATTTATTAACTCTTCTTCCTCTAAATCACATTCCCACGCTTCATTAAAATCTTTATCAGCAAACATTTCGGCAAGTCCTGTTATTTGTGCTAATCTTAAAACTTCGTCAGCGTCCATACCTAATTTTTTAGCTATTTTTTCATTGCTCCAATTTCTCTTTCTTAAATCAAGAACAATGTCACTCATTGCTTCTACTTGGTGCTTTCCTCTTGCTCTATTGTGTCTAATTGTACTTGCTATTCTTTGCCCTTTGTCAGCTACATCTTCATTAATAACTACAACTGGCAAATATCCTTTAATTCTTTCGTTAATGTCTTTGTATTCCTTACCAACCCTGTTTCTATGGAAACCGTCAACAACTTCATATTTTCCGTCATGTTGATAAACTACTATAGGTTGTGTATATCCATCTTCTTTAATTGATGTATGCAACAATTCCATTTCAGGAGGTGCTACATGGTTAGGGTTATATTCATTTGCTACTACTTCATCACTTTTAACCCAAATAACACAATCAACAGGCTCTTTTACAAATGGACTAATCTTTTTAATTCCTTTCTTTAATTCATTGATTTCTTTAACCTTATCTTCTATAGGTAATTGATCAATCCTTTCAAGTTCTTTTTTTAGTGTTTCATTCATAATCTTTTACAACAATTTTTTTAAATTGCTTTCTCCTTTCTTTTCTATTTCTTTTTTTATTTCATTTAATAAGTTTGATTTCTTATTTAATGAACTTTGTATCATTTTTTCCAATCCAACATTGCACCACAAATTATAATAATTAACATCATAATTTTGACCTATTCTATATATTCTTGCTTCGGCTTGTATTCTTTGCGAATAATCAAAGCAATGTTCAGCAAATATAATATTTCTACAAAATTGAAGATTTAAACCATATGAACCACAACCATAAGTGATATATAACTCTTTAAAATCACCTCTTTCAAATTTATCTATCACTTGTTTTCTTTCCTTTGTGTTCATATCTCCTACAATTTTATTTGCTCCTGCTGGTATGCTATCAAGATATTTAACAAATATAATAACTTGATCGTTTATTTGTCCTAACAACTCTTTTAGCATTTCTTCTTTATACGTTGTATAGAATTGTTGTAGCTTTGTTGTTAATACAAAGAAATCTATATTTGTTATGCACTCTAACAATTCATTTTTAAGGCTTGAATATTGAAACATATCAACATCATAGAAATAGTTATAATACATTTTCTTTGCTTCTATATCTAAATCACAATCAAAGATATAAGGCTCAATTAATGATATTAAATGTTCTATGTTGTGTTGCTTCTTAACCATGCCTTTCAATCTTCCTCTTATGTAATACTCACAATAAGTATTTTTGAATTGATTAAAAGACATTTTCAATATTTTAGGACTTAAAAATTCCATTTGCGCCCATAGATCAATAACATTCTTTGTTATTGGTGTTCCGTTCAATATCAACTTATATTGAGCATATCCACCAAATTCTATTATTCTTCTTGTACGCTTTGCATTGATATTTTTAATTTTTAGGCTTTCATCAACTACTATAAATGCTTTGCTTGTAGAAACCTTTTTTAAGATTTTTAAATAAGTTCTATCGCTAGAGCCTATTGTTTCACAACCTACAACATTTATTTTCATTGCTGGATACCATTTATCACGCTCCTTTATAATTTCGTTCTTAATAGAGAACGGACATATCCAAAGAATATAATCAATTTTATTTGATTTAGAATTGATTAAATCTAATGCTACTTTGGTTTTGCCTGTTCCCATTTCCATAAATAACGCTCCAACTTTTAACCTTGATAATTTATCAAAGGCTAATTGTTGATTTTTTAATTTGCTGTATCCCATAAAGGCTTTAAATTTCCTTTGTAATTAAGATACATCTTTTCTTGACAAGTATTATATTTTGTCAAGATATGAATTTGTTCATTACCTATAAATTCATTATCATAAGTATAATAAGAACCATATTTAATTTTTCCTTTGTTTACATAATGACAATTTTCGAATTCACCACGATCAAGCATTTCTACAGCTTGATTTTTTAATGCTTCAATTTCTTTTAAAGAGACATTTCTATAATCAACTTCTCTTTCTAAAAAAATATCTCCATTATCCGCTACCCATACTTTTTTAATTTTTAACATTTTCTTATTCCTATGAACTCCTTTGAGTTCCCCTTTCCTATTACGTTTATATTATATATGTATTACATAGAAAAGTCAATATTTTCCAATAATATTTTTTATTTTTTTAATCTAATAATTCTTGCTCGATCTCTACTTTTTCAACTTCTTTATGTTGAGGTTTATACGTTTCATATTCATTCTTAAAAGTCTTTTCTTTGATGTTTTCATTCATCACCTCAAAGGCTTTTTCAAATTCATCAACGCTTATTTCTATTTCTTTGATAATGTCAAATTTATTATATTTACCATTACCATATTTAATTAATTTGAAAGTGAAATCATTTGTATACCCTATAGATATACTGTTTTTATTTCTTCCCTTTCTAACTAGCTTTGATGAGTGCCAAAAACAATAACCTTTATAATCGCTTTTGTTCGGCATTTTGATTAATACCGCTCTAGCTGTTTCATGAACGATATTATTTTTTGAAATGTTTATATTCTTCCACATAATTATTATCCTTTCTTAAAGTGTTTTAAGTGTTATCGCTTCACTATGTTTCTAAATGCTTAATGGTGCATAGCATTCTTTGAATTGATTAATTACCTCTTGGTAACCTCCCTCTTCTTTGATTTCTTCTCTTGTCATTGTTACATCTTCAATGACTTTTTGTTCAATACTTGCAAAACCATCTTCATGAATTAGATCATACATTTCTCTAACGACATATCTAATAGCTCCTGTAAATCCATTAACTTCTATATCTAATACGTTTTTAATAAATTCTTTTCTCATTTTTCTTACCTCTCTATCTCTTTCTTATTACACCTTTATTATATAGGTAATACATATAAATGTCAATATTTTACAATAACTTTTTTTCTTTTTTTACAAAAAAATAAGAACTCTATTAAGAGTTCTTATTGTACTAATTATTTAAATTCTATTTCCATTCCGTCCATCCATGAATTTAATTCGTATGGGTCATTTATGAAGCTTTCTTTTGCTTCTTTAATTCTATTATCAATTCTTTCTTTACCGAATAATTCAACCGCTTTTTTCTTTGAAATCTTTTTACCTTTTAATTTAATGATTGTTTTCATGTTTTCCTATCTCCTTTAATGTTTATTATTTGAAGCACTAGGGGAATAAATCCCCTATGCTATTTTTTCTACTTGATCTACTCCAAACAATGAAGCACTTACTAGAATGAATTTACTTGTTTGTTCTTCATCTTCTTTTTCTTTCTTTTCTTTAACCTTTTTCCAAAGTTTTGTTTTAATGATTGCTTTAGAGCCTTTTTTAACTTGATAACCACTATATTTCCATTCTTGATATGTTTTATATGGTAATGCTCCAAATTTGATTATCATTTCTTCAACTTGTTCTTCCGTTAATAAATTATTTGTTACAACTTCATTTGCTACGATTTCTAAATTTGTCATATTGTTTTACCTCTTTCTTTATCTTATGTACTTATTATAATATATGTATTACATATAATCAAGTGTTTTGTTTACTATTTGAAAACAAAAAAAGACACTCTATTGAGTATCTTCTATTTGTCCTACTTCTATATTACTGTAATTGCAAGGTATGTTATTTATATCACCTTTATAGAATATCAATATATTTTGATGTGCCTTTGCTACTTTTCTTTTTTTAAATACTAGCCTTGCTCTCATTGGGATAGTTCCTAATTGCTCTAATAAAATAATCTCGTTGTATGTCATGAAACCATTATTATTAAAACACTCTTTAGTATAATCAACAAAGTTTCTATAATAACCTTTTTTATCCCTTACATCACCAACAACAAATACCGCAAAGCGATCATCTTTTACTTTTCTACAAGCTATATCAATAATCTTTTTATAGACCTCTTTAAATTGCTCATAGTCCATATTGGATATATCTCTTTCATCATCACTATAGACTTCTAAATCGGCATAAGGTGGACAACTAAACAATAAATCAACGCTATTATCTTCAACGTATAAATCAGCGTTTAAACTATCATCACATATCCACGTAGGGTTTAAATTCAATTCATTAGCATTTAATATATTAGCTTCTACTTGCTCTTTTCTTAAATCAATTCCAATATATTTATAACCTAGTTTCTCGGCTACAATACCCCTTACACTTCCACCAGCAAAGCAATCAAATATATTTCCTTGATAAACATTAAACCATTTATAAATGATTTCACATAATACAGGGTCAAAAACGCTTGTTCCTGTTAATGTTTTACTTCCTAATTTATCACCTAATCGTTTCAAACCCTCACTTATTAAAGCTTCATCTCGTCCAATTTCGCTTGATATTCCTATGTCTTTCCATGCTCTTTTTCTTTCTTGCCAATAGCCTTGTCTTGTATCAAAAACGCTTATAGGTGGTATTAGAAATTCATCAGTTAATTTTTTGTTAGCTTCTTCTTTTATTTCTTTCTCAATTTCATCAAACATAGACAAATCAAAATCAAAGAAACCCATATCTATATCGTTAATGGTCTTTAATTCTTCTTCTAATAAGTCAAAATTAAAATCACTATTCATTGTGAGTTTGTTATGAACAAGTCTATAAGCTTTCTTTTGATCATCATTTAAATGGTCCAGCCTAATACATTCAACTTGTTCATAACCTAACTCTTTTAAAGCTTCATATCTTCCATGCCCCTCTATAATTACATTGTTTTCATCAATTGCTATAGGGTCATTGTTATGAAATTTAATAATAGACTCCTTTATTTGTTCAATTTGCTCTTTTGGGTGTTCCTTTGCATTGTTACCATATGGTATTAAATCATGAATACTAACAATTTCTATTTCCAATAAAAACAACTCCAATATTATTTATTTGTAAACTTGATATAATCTTTTACTTCTTTTCTTAAATAAAATAAATACTTCATCAAATCGTTTTTACGATAACTTGAATTTGTTTCTTTTAGTTGCTTTTCAACTTCCTTTATTTCTTGGTAATAATCATCTATTGTTACTAGTTCATCTATACCTTTCATTAGACACCTCTATGTTTATTTTATCAAACAAAGTTTACTATTTGAATATCTAAAATCATAACACTTTTTTTCATTTTCTAGCGTACTCCTTAAATTCTTCTTCTTTTTCCTTTCTAAATTTTGTTACTTTTTCAGGCTTTAAATTAGGGTATAACTCAAACACCTTTCTTCTACAACGTGTCACGCTTTCAAAAGATGGAAAGCCTAATTGTTTATGGTTTAGCATTACATAAGAAAATCTATCCATGATTGCTACATTCTCATTTATTGACCTACATACATGAAAATATAGCTTGAAATCATCACTTCTTGTTTCCTCATATTTTTCTAATACTAATAATACTTTATTTTGTAGTTCTCCAAATTCCATAGCTATTACCTCACTATTTTTCTTCTTCTTGCTGTTTTAATAATTCCTCATGCTCTTCAATTTGTTCATCAATTATTTTCAAAAGCTCATTAGCTTGTTTAAAAAGCCTTTTGAACTCTAAATAGTTTTTAATATTTGTATAAATTTTTATGATACATACACCAATCACTACACCTATAATTATATTCATGTTATCCCTCCTTATTTACTATTTGAATATTTATTATTAAAATAGTGTTGTTTGTATACCTCTTTTTAATCTTTCAATGGTATATTCACATTGCTTTTTTGATAATTCAATTCCTATACACTTTATTCCTTTCATTTCACAAGCCTTTAATGTTGTCCCTGTTCCACTAAAATTATCCATAACTATATCATCTTTTTTTACATATCTTTCTATTATATTTAATACATATTCAGTTGAAAATGTTGCTTTATTCAAATCAGTAGACTCGTCATTATTTTTACATTCAAAATAGTTAAATACATTTTCATAAATAGCTTGGCCAGTATTTCTTGTATTACTTAATAATTTTTTATTTGATGTAAATGTATGAAATTCATTTCTTCTACAAAAAACATATACAAATTCACAAATTCTTGTCATTTTATTACTTGAAACATTATTAGGAGTAGCCATTTTTTTCTTCCAAATTAATATATCCGCAATTGTAAAATTAGTATTTTTTAATATTTCAGCAACTGTTAATGACATACATTCAGTGTTTTCAGTTCCATAACTCATATTATAAATAATACAACCATTTTCATTTAATATTTGATCATAAATATTAAATATATTTATAGTCCATCTTTACTATTTGGTCTAATGATATTGTATGGAGGTGATGTTATAATTTTATCAACTTTAATTCCTTTATTTATTAAATCATTCATTACATTTATACAATCACCATTGTATAATTCACTTCCTATTTTAGTTTTATAAATTTCATCCATATATATCTCCTTTTTCAAATAAATCACAAGCATAATCTTTTAATCTAATATCAGTTGCTTCACTGTTAGATAATCCTATCTTTTCGCATTTGTGATACCATTTTCCATGATATTTTCCAGCTATATGATGTATGCAATCTTTACATATATTGCTTTTGTTATATCCGTGAAACTTTCTAAACGTTCCTTTAATAGTTGGTCTTTTAATTAGTTTTTTATTTTGTTCTTTAGCTAATTGATCAACTTCAATTTCACCGCCAAATAAATCTAATTGTTTCATTTAATCACCTCTTTTTTACTATTTGAAGCATTAATCATATTTTGATAATACATTAAATGCTTCATTTAATTCTTTTTTTGTTTCTTCAATGTCTTTTCCTGTTAATTCTTTATATTGCTTTGCTGTTTCTTGTGCTTGATCTAATTGATTGCATTTTAATTGTATTTCATACATTTTATAAAGCTTGTTTGCCTTATCTTCTAATGTTTCCTCTTTTGGTTTAGGTTTTTCATTCAACCAATTAGGCTCTACTTCTTTTCTAGCTGTTTTATAACCTTGCTCATTGTACCAATTTAAAACCCAACCTCTTAATACAAGATTATGATTTTTATATCGTTTACCGCTAGTTTCTATGTATTCATCTAGCTTTTTAATTAGTTCTTCATAGAAATCAAAATCTTTCTTTAAACGCTCAAATTCATCATCAGTTAATAATACGTGTTGAAACTCTCCATGTTTATGCTTTTGAGGTTTAATTTTTTTAGATTTAGAGGGAGCGGGTGTAGAATTATCTTTCTTTATATCTAACTCTATATCTAAATCTAACTTTTTCTCTAACTCTATCTTTGGTGTACTTTTGTCGTACATTTGTACAACATTTGTACTACCATCTAATAAGTTTTGTTTTTCTTTATTAATTCGGCTTCTATAATCTCTTATCCTGTCAGCTTCATTACTTGATTTACCTATAAAGTTTTGAATATCTAACATATAAATAGCGCCATTATCTAGCTTTTCTATTAATCCTAATTCTTCAAATAAAAATAATGCCTTTTCAACTACCGCAACATTATGCCTTGTAACTTTTGCTAATATTTCAGCATTATATGGTATACGATCATTAAACATCAATTTACCATCATTTTTTAAACTTCTTAAATATAGCTTTAATAAAATATTTGAATATAAATGTCCATCAGGTTGACTTTCTAACATAATTAATTCATCACTATCAAAGAAGTTTTCTTTTAACTTTAAATAATAATATTTCTTATTGTCAGCCATAATTAAACCCCTCTATCATACTTCTTTAAATAATCTTCAACAGCATGGCTTATAGTCCATACAAGAGTAGCACCCGTCTTTTTTTGGTGTTCCTTTAATTTCTCATAAGTTGCTTTATCAATTTTTATTGATTTATTTTCATTCATATTCTTCTCCTTTCTTTCTTCTACTTTGGTAGAAATTACAATAAAATTATACCTAAATAATTTTTGTTATTCAAGTATAATTTACTATTTGAATACTTTAGATTTCTATAATATCTATTCCGTATTTTTTTTGAAACATCTTCTTTTTAATTTTATACACTTCGGTTTTAACCCCTTTAGTATCTTCAACAATCATATTTCCGTTTTTATCATAATAGACAAAATCAGCTATATAAGTGATTGATCTAATTGTTTTACCTTGAAATTTAAAGCTGTCTTGTAAGACAAACCTTTTTTGTAGCTGTAAATCTTTAATTTCATTTGCTTTTAGCAATAACAATAACTCTTTATACCTTTTACATTCTCGCTTTGAGTCAAATTTAATACCATTGTATATAATTTTCTTGTTCTTATATTTTGATTGTTTCTTATAGGGTTTACCACTTGGATAATACATAATATCATTTCTTTCTATATAAATTTTAATTGTAAGAGGTTTTTATTTGCTTTTCGATAAATTAACCATCTTTATATAAAAACCCCTTAAAATCGAAAATATGAGCGTTTTATAACCATGACTTATGAAATACTTCTATAAATTTTTCATGACCATATAATTCTTCAAACTTTCTTTGACATTCCTTTTTTAACCTTAAATCTAATTCTCTATTAAAGTGAACTCCATAATTGCTCATATTGTGCCAATCGGCTCTTAACCATACCCAACAACCCCATTTATCAGCGTTCTTTCTATTAGCACCCATATATATATGATGTTGATGTAAATTATTAATTGCACCTGTTATATAGCATTTCTTTTCATTTTGTAATAACGATTTACTCATTTAAAAATAACCTCTCTTAAATTAATTAGATTTGCATTTAATATTCTTCTTGCTTCTTCCTCATTCATTGTTTTCTTATCACATTTAAAAATTTTACATATATAAGGTCTATCTTCATAAATAGAGCATTTGTTTTGATCGTTTAAAAATGGACAAGTCATATCATATTTAGCGTTATACAATATATGATAATGTGGCTTTAATTTTCTTTTCTTAACGATTTCTCTTAAATGTCTAATTTCAGCATTTGTTAAAGGTAATAAATTAGAACAACACGCTCCACACTTTGAACACTTGCCTTTACACGTAAAATCAATATTTTCTTGTAATCTTATTTCCATTTCCTTTTACCTCTAATATTCATCATCAATAGGTATATCCAACTCATGACACCATGACATAGCTTTATCAATTAACATTGTCATTTCTTTGGTATCAAATTTAGACGAACCATAGAACACTTTATAAATGATAAATTTCTTTCCATTGTGATATTCAGGTCTTACAACCTTAACCGCCCTAAATGTCCTTTTTAATTCATCTTCAATAGCTTCTATTCCCATGATGTACTCATATTTTGCGTTTGTATCTTCTAATAATAAAATGTATATTTCCATTTCATCTTGATTTAATTTATTAGAAATAAGTCCAACCATTTTCCAAAAGAGCCTATTTTGGTTGAGACTTCTTTTACTTCTTGGTTTTGTTATTTCTAATTGGTATATATCTTTGTTTAGTTCATCAAATCTCTTTTTACTTGCATAATCTTTAATGGTAAACGTGACTTCTAAATCACCATTTTCATTAATTAGCTTTCTTGTATAATCAGCTTGAATTTTAATCATTTAACTACCCAATATATAAAGTATAAAATGGTAACCTATAAGTAAAATAACGATTTCTTTTAAAGTAAATGAACTAATAAAAAAATGATATATTCCAACCAATAATGCAAAAATAATTAAAACAATCAATTCTTTTATAATAAATCTTGTTAAATGTGGGTGGTGTACTATCCACAATTTTAATCTTCTCATATGTCCTCCTTTTGAATTAATAGAGATTTACAATGTATGCAAACCTCTATTAATATTTACTATTTGAAGCATTTTATTTAAAATGGTAAATCTTCATCCATAATATTGAAAGATTGATCAAAAGGGTTGTTTTCTACTTGTTGTGGTTGATTGTTGTTTTCTTGATTTCTTGTATTGATAAAATCAACTTGTTCACATACAACTTCCGTAACATACACCTTTTGCCCTTGTGCATTATCATATGTTCTACTTTGTAAATGTCCTTTTACTCCAACTTTTGAGCCTTTAGAACAATATTGTGCTGTGCTTTCAGCTATCTTATCCCATACAACACATAAAATATAATCAGCTTGTTGCCCATCACTTGATGGTTTAATTCTATTTAATGCTAGAGTAAAAGTAGTAACAGCTTTCCCTGTTACTGTTCGTCTCAATTCAGGGTCTCTAGTCATATTTCCTACTAAAGTTACATTATTTATTGACATTTTGTTTCTCCTTTAATTTAATCATTTCATTTAATACTTTTAGATAATTGTATTTTTCACTTTCAGTCATGATATTAATGTCATGTAAATTATTGTTGTATTTATTAATAAAATCTATTGAACCTTTGCTATTAATATCAACACCTAATTCTTTTAATTTTTTCAAGCAATTATCAATGTTAGCCATCAAATTAGCTTGTTCAAAACCTTGTTGTTGTGGTTGTTGCTTTGGTTGTGTATTTCCTTGTTTTTGGTTGCTTTGTTGATGTACTTCATTTGTATCAAAGTCTTTTGTATCATCAATATTAAACAATCCATTTAAAGCATATTTACGAGCATATGAACTTGTCGCTCCTGTGACTTGGCTATCATCCATTCCCTTTTTAGCTTGACTTTCTCTTGCAAAAGCATAAGCTTCGATATAATCGGTTGTTTCTTGATCGTATAATTTAGCTATAGCTTTTACATAGTATCTATCACCAATCATAACGATTTCATCATAGATAATTAATGTTGCTTTATATTTTGCACATAGAGGTTTTAAGGCTTCTAAAATGTCCTCACAACTTCTATATTTATAATTCCCAAATTTATTAAATTGATTTTTTGGCGCTTTCAATTCATTTTGGATATGAGATAGTTTTGTATAAATATCTTTATTTTGAAAACTATCATTTATTTGTTCACTCATTTCTTTGCTAACTTTTGGCGCTGTCATTTTATTCTTCCTCCACTTTAGCTTTATTTAATGCTATTGATTTTTCTTTTTCATACATTTCTTGTAATTCTTTTCTAAAATAAACTCTAAATTCATCAAGTGAAATACTATCAGGTATTTTATCACGTCCTAATTTTTCATTTAACCAATCATTATATGAAGTTACGTTATAAGTATCATTTTCTTCATCATACTCCGCTTTAACTTCTCTCCAGCTATATAAACACCTATCTAAAATTTTTTGTTTTCCTATACTAATCATTAAATAATCAATATGTGTTAATGTTTCACTATTTTCTTTTTCTTCCTTGATTGAATAAGGTTTTAAACGTTCAACCTCTTTTTCTAAATGGTCTACATGATCATATATATCTAAAATATCATTTACTAATTCTTGTCTTTTAATCATTTTCTTCTTTCTCCTTTTCTAATGTATAAATTTTAAACTCTCTTCCTTTTTTGACTAATCCTCTATTGTGCTTACTTGCCATTGATCTAAATGTAGGAACTTTATGCCCTAGAAATTTAGCACACTCTTTACACGTACCAACAAACATCATTTCATCATTGTGGTTATAAATTGCATACGTTTTCTTCATTATCCAAACCTTTCATTTTTCTATAGAAAGGACAATAAATATTAACGCTACAGTAATCATTACATCTTTTACATTCGCCTTTTCTTTCCTCAATATAATGTTTGTTGTCTAACCCTTTAGCTTCTATATACATTTCAGCTTGTTCTTTACTTTCACATACTTTTAAAGCTGTTTTTCTACCCTCTTTTTTAACAGCGTATTTTGTAGGTGTTTCCCATCTTTCTTTAGGTGAACAAGGCTCTAATTTATCAGTGTCCGTTTCTTCCGCAACACTAATATCAATAAATTTTGATAAGATAAATTTTTCAATTTCTTCAAAGTCTTTTTCAGTAAATGTAAATTGCTTTTTATATACAGGTAATTTAGGATAGTTTTTATCAGTTTTAGCCTTTGCTTTTGAATGATCTTTTAAGATAGCCACGATTTCTCCCTTATCACATTCAAAACCAATCTTTCTTAACATATAGGCATACATTAATAATTGTTGTCGGTAATCGTCCCAATCATCAAAAATAACTTTCCATGCTGTAGCTGTTTTATAGTCCGTTACTGTTTTTGTCTTTTCATCATATAAATCAAAAATTCCACTTAATTTATATCCGTTTACATCAATAACAAGATAGTTTTCTTTTAATTGGCTATCAGTTTCTTGTGCATTTTCTAAAATACTGTGTACTGCTGAACCAAATAGCGCCCAAATCATCTCGCTTACATCTTGCTCTACTAAATGCCCATATCTTCTTTCTAAAACAGCTTGGCAACTTCCTTTTAATAATGCTGTTACGCTATATTGTTTTGGTTTGTATTGATATTCCTTTGTAACAGCGTCTACCAATGGTTGAGGTAGGTTATAAATATTTGTAATCTTCATCTTTCTTTGTTCCTTTCTTAAATATGACAATCTACTAATACAAAATAATAATCTCGGTATTTTTCATCATTCACAATATTCTCAAATTTTTCCTCATAGCTTTTTTGTGTTTCATTTGTTGAGTTGTCAATACCGAACCAGCCCATTTCTCCTTGTTCGTACCATTTACCATCAGGTGTAATTAATGCGAATGTCCTATGTTTACTATTTCTTGTTGCATAATCCTCTTTATCTTTGTATCTTTTTAAATAATATTCTTTTTTATAAAGATTAAATGGTATTTCTTCTTCATCTATCATTACTTTAAAACAACTATCCCATGTATAAAGATACTTTCCATCATCAGTTACAAATCGTTCGGTTGTATCATTTTCATAGCGTTCTTTTTCTTCTTTTGAAGTGCTTGTAAATTTCAAATATTCTTTTGGACAATCTTCCATATTGTTTTCTTGATATGGTGCTAATAATTTTTCATAATCATTTAATTCTTTGCAAATAACTCCTACTGTAAAATGTGACATATAAATTTCCTTATCCTTTCTCTTTTTCAAACAATCTTAATGTGTTTTCAGTTTTGAACACATTTTCAAACTTAACTAATAACTCATATGAGGGGTTATTTATACCTTGCTCAATGAGTGAATAATGACTTGTAGCGGTATCTAATGCTTTAGCTACTTCCTTTTGTGTAAGGTCTTGTGATACTCGCCACATCTTTAACTTTTTTCTTCTCACTATTCATAAATTCTCCTTTCTTTACTATTTGAAGCGTTTCACTTAAAAGTGATCAATTTATAACATGGTACTTTATTCAACATATGCAACAATAATTTTTCAATAGTGCTTACTAAATATCTAAAAAACCATATCGTATAATTTACTATCTTATACCATGTTGCAAATGCCATATTATCCCCTCCTTTAATATATATTTTTTTATTTTAATTCTTATATGTAACTTCTAGCTTCGAGATTATGTTATGAAATTTTTTCAATTCATTCTCGTTTAATTTTATTTTTTTATTGTTTTTTAAGATTTCCTCAATGTTGTTTATAACATTAAGAATATTCTTATTTTCCATATTTCTTTCCCCTCTCTACTATTTGAAGCAATTTCTTTTGAACTATCCCTCCTCGACAATGTTATTTTACAATAATTTTTATTTTTTGGCAATAGTGAAAATACATTTTTAGTATAAAAAGTTTACTATTAGAATACACTATGATATATTAGAATTATTACTAGAAAGGAGTTTTTAATATTGAAGATACAAAAGAGTATTGACACAAAGGAAATAGGAGCAAAGATAAAACATTTAAGAAAGTCACGATCTATGACACAAGATGAATTGGGAACTGTATTGGGTGGGTTATCTAGAGGACAAGTTTCTAATTTAGAAACAGGAAGAAGAAACTTAAATATACATCAAATTAAAACACTTGCGGATTATTTCAACGTATCATTAGAAACTTTAGGGTTTGTAACTGATGAAATAGAAACAGTTGATTTATTGGAACGTGCAAGAACGATATTTACAAATGAGGTCATACCACTTGAAGAAAAACAAGAACTTTATGAAAGCCTTATGAGATTGTACCTTGAAGCTAAAGAACAATCAAAAAAATAAGAAGCATTGCGCTTCTCATAACCAAATATTCTTTTTATTTTTCTTTAATTTTTTTATTTCATCTTTTGAATAAAATAACGCTTCATCTTTGAATATTCTATTGCAAGTATCATATAGATTTTTTAGGTTGTCTTTTGTTTGTGCTGGTGGGTTTATAAAATTGATTGTAGTATTTCCTATTTGCATTTGATCACCTCAAAAAATTCTATGTTATGTATGATTGATTTATGTATGAATACTTTATATTTAAATATTAACTATTTGAAAACTTTATGACAATAAGAAAAAGGTGTTAATTAATGAACGAAATTCCAATATTTGAAGAAATAGATTTAATGCTATTAAGAAAATCAAGAAGTGACAACATAAAAGAACCAATAGAGATCACATTAAAAAGGCATGAGGAACAATTACAAGAGTTATGTATAAAAACTACAGGAAAGCCTGTTAAAGAAGAAAATATATATAGGGAAATTGTATCAGGTGGAGAAAATATAAAAGATAGACCTGACTTTTTACGACTTTTAAGAAGATTAGAAAATGGAAATATAAAACGTGTTTGGTGTGTTGACCCTGAACGATTAAGTAGGAGCGGTATGTATGGAGCTGGTGATGTTTTAAAAATATTTGATGTTACTAATACTCTAATAGCAACTCTTGACCAAACTTATGACCTTAAAAATCCTATGGATAAAAAGTATCTTGAAATGCGTATGATACAATCGGCTGAATATCGTAACTATGCTAAAGATGTTATGAATAGAGGTAGGCATAAATCGGTTAGAGATGGTTATTATATTGGAAGTTCCGCACCTTTTGGATATAAAAGAAAACAATTACATGATGAAAAAGATCGTTATATATTAGAACCTCATGAGGAAGAGTCACAAACAGTTATTTTAATGTTTGAAATGCTTTTAGAGGGTGTTGGTACTAGCAATCTAGCAAACCATTTAAACAAGTACAAATACAAGGCTAGAAAGAATGAATATTGGACACCTGCAATGGTTAGAAATATAGTAACATCCGAAGTCTATTGTGGATATAATACATGGGAAAAGTTTAAAACAGTTGAGGAAATTATTAATGGTGAGGTTGTCAAGAAAAGAAAACTTAATGATAAATACTATGTTTACAAAGGAAAGCATAAAGCCTTAATAAGTGAGGAAGAATTTAAAAGCGTACAAGAGATATTAAAGTCTCACCCCTCCTCTAAATTAGGTGGAAATAAAAACGCTTCTAACCCTTTAGCTGGTGTTGTCTTTTGTAAGAAATGCGGTAGGCATATGATAAGGAGACCATACAACGAAAAGCATTTAAAAAATGGTTTTAGAAAATATAAGTATGATAAACAAGAACTATTAGACTTTATGAGAAGTTCAAAAGAGAAATCTAATCTTTCTTTGTCTCAAATAGCTAAAAAAATGAATATATCAAGAGATACAGTTAAAGGGTGGTTTCCTACTAATATTGATAAATTTTATGATGGTAAAAACCTTGCTAATCATTGGTATCAATTAAAAGAAGTTCTTGAAATTGAGGATAGTAAATGGGATAAGATAATAACTACTTATAACAAGAAAGTTAAACAAAATGATAGCTTGATATGTTTAACTCCATTTTGTGACAATGTTTCTAGTGAGTTGAAACTTGTAGAAAAAAGACTATTACAAGCTTTAGAAATACAACTAAATGATTTTAAGTATTATGTAAATAATTATGAGCAAGAAATAATAAAAGAAGCTAAAAGCAACGCTAAAAACTTAAACAAAATTGAAAAACAAATTGAGGATTTAAAGAAAGAGTTGAAGAATTTAAGAAGATCATACAATCGTGAAGAATTTACCTATGATGAATATGTTGAGGATAAAAATGATATAGAAAGTGAATTAAAAGAGATAGAAAAAACAAAGGAAGAAATTTTAAAAGACACTAACCAAGATAAAATTATTAGATATAAAAAAGCAATCCCTATTTTAGCGGACTGCTTGAAACAATATGACAAATTAAGTATACAGGAAAAGAACAATTTATTAAAGGATATTTTCGTAAAGGTTGAATATGAAAAAAATGAGGGTGGAAGATGGAACAAGGAAGCTATAGACAAATTCACACTTACACCTCATTTAAAAATACTCCTTGAAGAAAATGAATAAATAAGCAAAAAAAGAAACCCTTGATATTAAAGGGTTTTTTTGATGGGTTTTATCAATGATAATTAAAAGGTACGTACTCTTACGTATATTTATGTTGTAAATGATAAACACCACGATTTAATCATAAACATTCAAATAATAACGTTTAACGTTTTCTTCACCAAATTTATCAATGAGATTTTGAACTGTTTCTTCACTATTAAAATAATACATAGGTAATCTAATAACTCTATCACAACCGCACGTCACTTTATTGTGGGTATAATCATAATAAACGAAAAAATTATCCTCTAGTGATTTAAACTCCCTAGAAACATCCATAAATGCTCTTTGAATGTCACAATATAATTGACATTCTTCTTTTGCTTTAAATGTGCGATTATATTTAATAATAGGTTCATTCAAATATTCTTCTTCATTAAAGAAAATTGTTGGTTTTAAATTGTAATGTGCTATCCAATACTTTTCTTTATGTTTAGGTCTCCAATCTTTAGGTGTTGGTTCAAAGCTATTTTCATTCAATTTTTTAATTTCTACTTTGATATTTTCTAAATGTTTTTTTGTTTCTTCTAGCACTTTTTCTTGCGCTTCAAGTGCTTTTTCTAGTTCTTCTATTTTCATTTTATTTATCCTCCAATATATAAACTTCCTTGTATTTCATATCAAATTTAGAATGATCGTTTACATATACATCAATTACTTGTCCATTAAATGAGCCTGTATCTTCCGCAACATAAACATGACCATCTATCATAATTTTACTTCCTAAAGGTATATAGTCGGTATCTACTCCAACCGTCCTACCCTCAATATAATTAGTTATTTTGTAAATGCCTAATGCTCTTCATTTTGGTAAGTTGTCATATTCAACTTTTAATTTGCTGTACGCTTCATTTAAATCATTGAAGCCATCTACTAAATTTCTATAATCTTCTTCTACCTTTAGTTTTTCTTCTTCTATAGTCCCTATTTCTTCTTTTAATTTCATGTTTTCTTTTTGTAAAGTTTGTTTGCTATTGTATGAAATACTTAACGCTACAACACTTATAACACATACAACACATGATGTAATTTTCTCTTCCATTCTTTTTCACTCCTTTTTAAAATCGTTCCTAACTCCTTTGTTTTTTTGATAAAGTTCATAATTTTCATTTCTTAAAAACTTTATGATTGTTTTATTGCTTTCATTTTCTTTTTTTAACTCCTCATAATCTTCTTTTAAATTCTTATACCTACTTTCTAATTCAATGTAATTGTCTAGCAAAATTTGATAACATTCTTCGTTTGTATGAGGTCTCATTTTGCTACCTCCTTAATAGTGTTGTTCTTTGTGTTGATCAATACCAATTTATCATTTAGATTTTTAACATAAAGCCATTCTTTTGGGTTTAGTTCGTTTTCAACTAACAGCTTTTTCATTTCAAAATTTAATCTCTTACCATGCTTCATTTTTTCACCTCTTTAAAATACTTTTTAAAATCTTCTCTAGGCATTGTAATAACATCACGTAACCACTCTTTATTAAACACCTCTTTACATAGCGTTATTTTGCCCCTCCTGTTGATTTCAGTATAATAACGATATATTTTACCTTTAGGTACTTTTACAAGCCTATACATACCATTTTTAAGCTTCATGGGTACTAATAAATTTTTTTGTAATTCATAATACTTATACATTGTGCTTTCCTCCAATGTCTTTCTCTTTTTAATTGGTAATGCTTCTTCATTTCTATTTTGTTCTACTATTTGAAAACTTTCATTTACAGTTTTCATAATTTCATCAAATTCATTCATCTTTTAAAATCCTCTTTATTTTTTTAATTCCTAACCACATAGCAACACATGGTGATATGATAAATATTGCTTTCATTAATGGAGGATTTCCAATAAAGAAAGCTATAATGTTACTTATCATTTCTTCAACCTTTCTCTCTCACGTTTAGCTTTTTCAACTTTTTTATTAAAGACTTCATCATCACTAATACCGAACATAACTTTCAATTGGTATAACATGATTTCAACATCACAAATCTCTTCCGTAAGATTATCTAAACGTTTTTGATCGTTTGGATAACGTAAGCACTTGTTAGTGGCTTGAATTAATTCCGCACATTCTTCCATTGCCTGACGGCATTGAGCTTCTTTGCCATATTTGATGATGGATTGATTAAATATCCTTTTTGTTTCCGTTACTTTTTCTAGAAATTCATCAACATTAAAATCTTCTATTTTATTCATTTTCAATCACCTCACATTTTTCTAATAGTTCTTTAATGTTAGTTGGTTCTTCATCTTTCCAAGAAAGGAAATTGAATAATTCTTTTTTAAAAATATCATCTATATATGAAGAATTGCTATCAGCTTCAATCGACCAAACGTGCCCTTTTTTGTGTGGTTTCGCTTCATAAATCATTAATTCTCCAGCTTCATCTTTAGCTATCCATTTATATTTATCATCCAAGCTTTCTAAAACTGTTTTGGTTGCTTTTGAGATTTTAATTTTGTTTTTTTGATATTCTTTATAAAGCCAATTACTTCTCTTTTTATTACATTCTCCTATTGGAAAAAATCCACATTCAGTACATAATATTTCCGTGCAATCTAACGCTTTGCCTTTTTTTATAGCCATTACCCTAGTTCCATGTTCTCTAATATAATCTTCATATGCTTCCCAATTTTTCATTTTCTTTCTCCTTTTATAATCCTATGATACTTATATAAAACTAAATTTGAATAATATTGTTATTTTTCACATAATTTCACTTAATCGTCAGCATGATCATTTGCATATTTCATACCACCCACTACACAAACTACTAAAATAGTACCTTTCACCATTGCCCAAAATAGAGCGCTTAATATTTCACCCAACATTATTTATCACCTCCAACCTTTACATAATAATTTCCAACGCTCTTATATCTACAATCCCATAAATCACATACAACACCTCTTAATATACAAGTGTGATGATTAGCTATTGTAATTAATACTCCTTGTTCCATTTGTTTAGGAGTTAGGATTTTATCCATTTCACCAACTTGATATTTTGTGTTATCCGCTTTTCTAGGTTGTTTCATCTTCACATACCCAAATCTTTTTAATACTCTTTCCATAACTTGTTTTGATGTTGGATCATAGTAACATTTTAAACTTTCTTCAAATTGAAGTTTTAAAGCTTCATCATAACTAATGCCTAAAGTTCCTACTAATGCTCTTGTTGAGCAATCCCCTGTTTTTCTTTTTTTAGGGTTTACATTGACTTCCATAAATTTGATCATTTTATTTCCCTCCTAAATTTACGTTGTATCTTCTATTTATGATTTCTAAATCTTTACCAGCTAGTGGAATTAAAGGTTTAAATTCTTCATTGTATTCAAAGTAATATGTAATTGTACTATCAGTTTCTTCAATGTAATAATTACCTTGTTTATCTATATAAACATAGCAATTTTGACAATCACCTAATACATATCTTTGAAGATACATTTCAGTTTCAGTTACTTCTATATCTTCAAATATTCCATTGATTTTCACTTTACAAGTGACATCATGAAATATTGTTGAACCAACTTTACCAATTAACTCCTTGCTTAATCTACCATATGTTAATTCTTCTTCTTGTTCCTTTGTAAAATAAACTTTTTTATCGTTTTCAATGTAATAATGTTTAATCATCTTTCTTATCCTTATGAGTTCCTTTGAACTCCCTTTCTTATTACACCTTTATTATATATGTAATACATATAAATGTCAATATTTTACAGTAAACTTTTTCAATTTTTTTACAAATAAAAAAAGACATTGATTATTCATCAATGCCCCTTGTTTGCTTAATGTGATCATCTAATCTTTCATGCAATGTTTTGGTTGATTGCTCTACAAGTCCAACACGTTTCTCTAAATTTCGCATTTGTTCAAATGTTGCTTTTGTATCGCTTCTTATTTCATTTGTTGTATTGCATAATTGATCTAGTTTCAAATTCATCTTTAACCTATTTTCTACTTGCTTCTCTTTTTCCCTTTGATGTTCTTCATCATCTTTTTTTGCGTTTCTACGATAATTCAATGCGGTAAATACAATACTTGCAACTGAAATCAATAACGCTACGCTAATTGTTGTATTTCCGTACATTGTCTATCCCTCCACATCTTTTTTAGTAAAGTAATATGTAATAACTGCGGTAATTACACTTGATGTTAATTCATTTGATAATTGCCCTGTTACTGCCATATATACGAATACTCCCATGACTGTTAATGTCATGATACTTTTAACCTTTAGTAAGGCTTTTAATTCTTTCATAGACATACCTCCTTTCTAAACTGTAATAGTTCCTATATTTGTAACGCTTGAGTCAACATCAATAGATTTATTTACAAAGTTACCCATCATTAACTTTTTACCTCTTAATCTTATTGATGTTCCTGAACTCATAGAGATATTGTTAAATAATGATTTATCACATTCATAAATTCCATACGCTGTATTTGAAACGTTTGTTAAATTAATTTCACTATTTGAAACATCTTTACAAGACCAAGCACCATAGCAAGTACCTGTTGAACTAGCACAATCAATATTAATGTGGCAATCGTCATAATGTCCTCCATAGAAACCGTACATTGTTTGACCGCTTCTTTTAGTTGCTTTGACATTAGCGTGTTTAATTGAAATGTGATCGGTACAACTCATAATAGCTATATTTCCACTTAAATTAATTAAAGGAATTGTAGCACTTGCAAAGTCAACTATAACTCTTCTATTTGTTGTTGCTGTACTATTAAAATCAAATACATGTCCGTCAATCGTGCTTGTAATTCCTAATACATCACAAACCTTAACATAAAGGCAAGATGTATCTTGAACTCCTGCATAGTTTCCAACACCATTTAAGAAATCTTTAACCATATTAGATAATTTAACGTTATCGTTTTCTCCTGTTGCGTCATAACAACAATTGTAATTATCGTTTACTTTCTTTTCTAATGCTTCAACTCTTAATACTGTACTTTCAGCTACTGTACCCTCAACCGACTTTTTATTTACAAACTCAACTCTAGTACCAATAACGCTTAATGGACTAGTTAAATGAATACTAGTTCCATCATCACTAATGCTATATTGATTGTCATTTGCTACTAAACCATTAATAATAACCTCTAATACATCCAATCCGTTGTTATCAAATAATATAGTAGATGGAATTGAAATATCTTGTTCATTTGCATTTACTGTTGCATATAATGAGCGATATTCTCTATATAAACTTGTTGCTTTTACTTCATCTTTAATGCTATTAAACCAATTATTAAAGTTTTGTGTTTGATTGTTTATAAAATCGTCTTGTGCTTCTTCATATTGATTAAATAATGTTGTTGTATCAAATTGTTCAATCAATCCAACAATCCAACCACAAACACTATTATTAGAGCGTTGGTCGGTAATTAAAGCTGTTGTAATTGCACTAATATTTTTTGATACTAAAATATCAGCTAAAGCAATTTCATAAACACTTTCATTTCTTGTTAATGCTGGTGGTGTTGGGTTTGAAGCTAACGTACCTTGTTTGATGTATATAATTGTATTTCTATTAGTTAAACTTCTTTGAATAACAACCCTATCAATACGATTTAAAACAACATCACTATTTGCAATTTCTAATGTTGTATCACTTTCAATTTCAAACCAATTAAAGCCTATTTGCCCTTTACCTGTTTTTACAACAACATTCATTCCACTACTTGCTACTACTTGACAAGCGCTTGAAACCTCCGCATAAATACCATTTTCACTTACCAAACCTTTTAGAAACTCGTTTAAATCATCACAATTATAAGTTCTATCAGGTACTCCATCTTGCATTATTGCATTAAAAAATCCACTTGCTAATTCTATAGCCATTTTTTGCACCTCCTAAATTTCAAACGTGAAACTTAATACCTTTCCGTTTTCATCTTCACTTTCAGTTACTTCAATAATTCTTACATTAGCGTATAAACCTTGCCATCTTTTCATTTGTACAGTTACTATATCGCCTAAAAAGAAATCTTTATTATATTCATAGCCTAATGTATTTAACAAATCACCGCTAAAGTTTTCGGTAAATGTTTTAAGTTCTTCTAACCCTTGCAATCTCATTTGTTCGGTTAGTTCTTCATTAGTAATTTCACCATCATTTGAACTCATGTTTCTTTGGTCTACCCAAATTTCATTTCTTTCTTCTCCTGTTGGCTCATCACCATTAAAAGCTGTTACAATCTTTCTTGCACTTCCCTCTCCCTCACCAGCAACATAAGCAAAATTAATAACCTCGCTTGTTGTTTTTGTATATTCAACGTTATCAAGATTATCATAATCATCACTGAATACTACAAAGGGATTATCATATTGAGCGTATGATCTATTTGTTCCTTGGTATAAATCTAAATATAATTTATTGTTTTTGAGTGGCATTTTTAAGCCTATTTCATACGCTTTACAAATTTCAACAACCTTATCATATACGTTATCTCCTGTAACTTGCATACTTACATTAGTTGTAAATGTATCAGGTCTTGCACCTAATACTATTTTATCAATTTTTCTACTTTTTTCACTTGGATTTATTAAGTTTTGGTCAACAAGCCCTCTTATGATATTAGGTATCGTGTTGTAAATGATTGTTTGACTATTTACAACTCTTTTTGATAAATAATAACCACTTGCAAATTTACCTGTTACTTTTATGTTGTCTCCATTATCGCTATCATGTGATAATGTAACATCTTGTATAACTCCAATGTTATTAGTATTATCATCTCTTGTTACATAAAGAGATTGAGATAATAATTCCAAATGTTCTTGTGTAATAGGCATATATAACTCATACTCTCCACTTTCATAAAAACGATCATTCCATATAACACTAGCATTTTCAATTAAACCTATTCTTTCAAAATTACTTTTAGCTAATACAACTTGCACGATTAAATACCCTCATATTGTGAATAATGTTTAAATTTAATATCAATAAATTCATTTCCATCATCAGCCGAATAAGTAAAAGTATTATCTCCGCTATCTAGCTGTAAAAATGTACTATTAGGTTTTAATGAATTGAAAATGTTAGTCTCTTGTGCGTTTCTAATCAATTTAACTTTTTTATTGTTGGTTTGAGTTGTGATAATAATTCTATCACCATTAATCATTGTAAATGGTCTTTCTTCACATCCAAAGCCTATAAATTCTTGTGTTTCACGATTATATACAATAGGGTTTACGATTGTACCCCTTGCGTATATATCAATTTCCATACCACTTTTAATATTCCCATCATTGATTAAGTTTAGTATTTGAATAGTTTCATATATACTAAATGGAATAGGCTCAACAGTATAGAAAGGAAAATAAAATTTATTGGCAACTGTATTAATACTATTTATTGTTTCTTGTAAATCTTTAAAGAATGGGTCAGGACAAATAGCTGAAATTTGGCAAACTTGTTTATTGCTAAACATACTTGTTTCTATTGTTTCAACTCTTCCCTCAATCCATACGTTTTTGCTGTTGTTTGAAAAATACATTTTCATATATTTTCCTACCTGTGCATATTGATATAGATTAAGTCTATTGACTTCAACATTTCCATTTATAGCTATATAAAGAACAATGTTTCTTGATGGTACTCTAGCGTTTGTAATGATTGAGCCATCACCAACATTATTAGATGAAGATATAGAAGCATTAGGAGGGTATAATCCATCAACTTCATATAATTGGTATTTTGTTTCATCATTAAATTCTAATTTATCGCCTTTTGCGTTTTCAATAATACACTTTAACATTATACCCCCTCCTTACTTGCTATACATTTTTTGTAAATTTCTAGTTTGTCTATAGATTTCTAATCTATTTAATGCTTTTGGTGAGTTATTAGTTTGATAGAAATTATTAATTACTTGTGTAGCTTGTCTACCTCCTAAATATTGACCATCACTATTAGTTAAAGTATTAATGCTTCCATTTACACTTGTATTCATTTCACTCATAGCGTTTTCTAATTCTCCATTAAATGTACCAACTAATTTGCTACCTAGATTTTTAACATCATTTAACAATGTGTTTTGTTCATCTTTTAAACCTAATTCTCCACCTTTTAAGAAATAGATCAATGATTTTCTAGCTATATGTGATGGTGAATGGTTACCAATAGCATTATTGAACCATTTAACAATACTAGAACCTAATCCAGCAACTTTACTTAACAAGCTTTCTTGTTCTTGCTTGTTATCAATACCTTTTTTAGCACCTCTAACAAAGTTTTTACCTGCTGTTTCCGCTTCGGCTTCTTTATCAAGTTTTTTTACCGAGTCATTAGCTAAAGTTTCAACCGCTCCTGTTACCGAAAGTTTATTACTGTCAACAGCGCTTTTAACACTATCGACATTGCCTTTCATAGCGCTACTAAAGTTACCTTTTTTATTTGCTACTTTATCAACACTATCTTTTGCTACTGTATCAAAGCTGTCTTTTACTCCGTCTCCGTCAGTATCAACAGTATAGACCATGTTTTTAATAGTAGATTGTAAATCAGGTGGTAACTTACTAATGATATTATTAAATGTTTCTTCACTATCAGTAGCCATAGATTTCCAAGCATTAACAACATCAGGTGAATTTTCATTGATTGTTGATGTTTGAGTAACTAATTCATTTGCTAATTCTTCTAATCGTTTTTGGCCTGCTTCAACTTGTGCTTTGTACTTGCTATCATTAGCTTCTTTTCCATTTTGAACATCTTTATCTAATAACTTTTTATTTGCTTGAACTGCTAATTGTTGGTTTTGAATTTGTTCAGTTAAAGTAAGTTCAATATCATTTTTTCCGTCTTTATAACCTTGTGATACGCTATCAATTACTTTTTTCCAATCATCAGCATTATCACTTGCTAACAATGTAGCGTTTTGTTCATAAGTAGCAATGTCTTTATAGTAGCCATCAACAATAGTCTTTTGATCGTTGTATTGCTTTTCTTTTGTGGCTTTTTCAGTTGTGGCTGTTTCCATTCTTGACCTTGCCATACTTAAATCTAATTCAGTTGCGTATGGGTCAGCTAAAACCTTATCATATTCTTCTTTAGCTTTTTTTAATTCATTTTCACTTTTAGTTAATTCTTGTTGGAATTGACGTTGTTTATCAATAGCTTTTGTACGATTTTCAATAGCTTGTGTATATGCTTCTTCTTGTGCGCTTAAAATCAATTCAGCTTTTTTCTTTAATACAGTATTATCAATTTCTTTTTGTAAGTCTTGATAATTCTTAATTTGACCATCAATTAAAGAAATTTCTACACCTGTAGCATTTGATAACTCATTGAGGATAAATTGAACACGATTTTCATATCCCTTTTTAACTCTTCCGTTTTCATCAACTAATGATTTCAACTCATTGTTTAAATTAGATACGTTGTCCATTTCAGCCATGTTAGAACTTATTTGTTCTTTTTGCTTATCAATTACTTCTTGTCTTGCATTAATTTCTTCTTTTATTTCCTTAATGCTTTCTTTGGTCTTTTCAATCTCTTTATTTTGAACTCCTGTATAATCTTCGGTTGATTTAGATAAAGCAAATAAACCAACTCCTAAAGCTGTTACTAATGATAAGACTAATCCTACAGGGTTCATTTTTATAGCTGTATTTAAGCCTGTTTGTGCAACTGTTTGTGCAACTGTTGCTGTTGTTGCTGTTGTTGTAGCAACTTTGAACAATCCCATAACAGTATTGTAAGCTGTTGTTGCTATCGTTGCTCCTTTTGTAAGCATTGCGGTTGTTTTGGTATATGTGTTATAGATTAATAAAGCACTACCACCAGCAAGAATTAAAGGTGTTAATGTTTTTAATACACTGGCTACAGTTGGTAAAGCCTTAACTCCTAACTCAATAGCACCACTTGCTACATCTACTAAATCTTGACCAAATTCTTTTAATTCACTACTGTTACTTGCTTCTTTTAGAAATTCCTTTAATACAGGTGTTGCATTTTGTGAAATTGGTTGAACTAAATTAGTTTTGATACCTCTACCTATTTGAGTAAATTGACTTCCTAAATCATCATATTTTACTTCATCAATTTTCTTTAAGGTATCGGCTGTTGTACTAGCTTCACCATTTACATTCATTAAAGCTTTTACACCATCAATTCCCAAATCTTCCCACATAGTACCAAAGAGGTCTACACCTGCTTGGTTTTGTTTGACTTGATCATCAAGATTGAATAATGCTTTTAATGTTTCTTCGGTTGCTTTTCTTGCTGTTTGTCCACCTTTTGAGAATTTATCACGCATTTTATCAGCGTCTAAACCAATTAATTCAAATCCCTCGGTTGTTGAGTTTGCTGTATCTTTTGCACGAATACCAAACTCTTTCATAGCGTCCCCTAATTTGTCAACGCTGAATGTTCCACTTGCTGAACCATTGATTAATGAATTAAAGAACTCTTCACTCGTATAGCCTAATTGTTTATAGTGAACTGCATACTCATTTACTGTATCTAACAAGTCTCCGTTTTTATCTAGTCCCTTTTGAGCGCCTTGTGCTATTAATGTATATGCTTCATCTCCTGAAATACCAAATTGTTCAATAAGCATATTAGCACTTCTAATACTTTCATTGACATCAAAATCAAATGTATCTCTTAATAAAATAGCGTTCTTTGCTAAATCTTTGATTTTAGCTGGGTCAACTTCTTTTGATTGTTGAGCAACAACCGCCATTGCATCTCCTACATCCTCAATTGACTCACCATAGTTATTTTTATACAAGTCCTCTATTTCGCCTTTGAATTGCTCCATAGCTTTAGCGGAAACACCTGTTTTTGCTTGAAAGCTATTCATAGCTTTATCATATTCAACCGAAAACTTCGCAACATCAACTATAAGGTCTTTAAATCCACTTATAACTTGTTTAATTCCCTCGGCTACTAGATTAGCCATAACACCTTTAGCGACTGTAAAACCATCATTTAAATCACTTGTAGCGTTATCTACTTCTTTTGTATTTCCCTCTAGTTTATCAAGCTCTTTTGAGTATTTATTAACATCATTTTCTAAACTGTTTAATACCCCTTTTTGTTTTTGCCATTCGCTTTGTAATGCTTTGGCTTCTTCTTCGGTATAATCTTGTGAGTTTACTAAATCCTCATATCTTTTTTCTAGATTTTTTACAAGGTTAGATTGTTCAGGAATGATTGTATTTAATTGTTTAAGTTTTGCGCTTAAACCCTCGCTATTGCTTTTCCAATCAATCATGCCTTTAGTAGCTTCTTGAAATTCTTTTGTTGCCTTGTCAGCTACATTACTTGTTTTTGCTAATTCATCACTTACACCCTTTTCACTAGCTTGTACACGTGATAATTTGCTTTGATAATCTTGTAATTGACTACCCATTTTATTGTAAGTAGCTTCGGCTTTATTAATTTGAATTAATAGCTTTGTAGCTTCTTCGCTGTTTTCCCCTTGCTCTTCGGCTACTCGTCTATATTGTTCTTTTAGATTGGCAATAACATATTCTTGATGTGCCATGTTTGAAGATAATTCATTTATCTTTTTACCTAATCCATCACTAGTTTTCGCCCAATTACTTAAACCTGCTGTAGATTTTTGAAATTCACTTGTAGTAAGTGAGATACTTTGCTTTGCTTCTTTTAAACCTTGCTTTAATTCATCAATATTAAATTCAAACAAAGCACCTACTTTATTTTCATTCTTTGGCATACTATCACCTCACTTTTACCAATATGAATTATCAGCCGTAACCCTTTTTCTTGGTTTGGCTTTTGGTTTTGTACTATCGTTTAACCTTTGTATCAATTTAAACATTTCCTTTGCTCTTGTTTGCCTTATAGATATAGGGTTTAAAGATGGAAACTTTTCGCATAATACTAAAGTCATTTCAAATAATTTTTGATAGGTTGGGGTTGTATCTTCTAACCCCTCACTACGTTTTTTGCCTTACCAATAATTCCAACGATTGAATATTTTAAGACATTTACTACTACTTCAACGATTTCATTTAATGTTGTATATCTTAATTCTTCATCAGTAATTCCAAAGAAAATATCTTTTAAAAGATCATTAACTTCATTTCTTGCACTTTGGATAATATCAAGTAATTTTTCTTCATCCTTTAACACGTTAGGGTCAAATAAATTTAATACATCTTCAATTACTCCATACAACAATTCATAATCATTTGCCTTGTATGTTTTTGAGATAATTCTATTTCCGTTTTCGTCTCTTTCTCTTGAATAGATATTTAATACTAATTCCATTTCTTTTCTCTCCTTTTATATAAAAAGAAGATAGAGGAATTTATATTCCAGCTATCCTCTTAATTTACTATTTGAATAATTACATTGATGGGTTTTTAGCTTTTAAAGTATCAGGTGTTTCAACTGCTGTATACCATTTAGATACATCAGCTTTTCCATCTCTTTCATCAACAATCATTGCTTTACTTACTGTACCTGTTTTTGTAAATACGTGTTGTGTTGTGATTGATGAAATAGCTAACTCCATACCGTTTGAGTCGGTTGAGTCATCTAATGATTTATTTGATTGATCATTTAATGAGATTGTAGTTTTATGTCTAACAACATATCTATAAGTACCATCTAAAAATCTTTCTCTATACATTAAAGCAAAATATTTTGCTACAGGTTGTCCACTATCCATTAACGCTCCTGTATCTTTATCATAATATTTCCCTGTGATTTTTGATTGCATTTCTAAAGGTAAAACTGGACAAGTTAATGTCAAGTCAGTTGAACCCTCACTTAATACAACCAAGAAAGGAATGTTATCATAAAATTTTGTTGCTTTGTCAGTATTTGCTGTTGTACTTAATTCACCTGCTGGAATTAAATGTTCAGGTGTTCCACAAGTATAATTTTCATCACTATCTTCGGTAATTTCCGCAATCCATACTTTATCTACCCCTTGAAATTCAGTATATCCTTTTTCAGCCATTTGTTAATCCTCCTTTATATAATAAACAGTTGTATATCTACCACTATGAGTATCAACATCACTTTCAATGTCATAACCATTTCTTTGATTTACAATCCATTTATTTTTTCTTAATAAATCAGTTGCTTCCCTCAATTTAGTATTAACTAATAGAGGGTCATTGCTATAAAAATATATGTAATATGTCCAAATGGAACGTGTAGGGTTATTGTCATAGAAACCATCATCAGGTGTATCAATGTTATAGAATGTAAACAAGCTATCAGGGTAAGCTTCATCTTCTCCCATGCTTCCTTGTTGAATAACAGGATAACCAAACGTACTCAACAAATTAACTAGTTCTTCATTCATACCATCTAACCTCCCAATATCTTTTTTAATGTTTCTCTTTGAATTTTTTCAATTTCCCTAGCGTTATTAGTAACAGCATAATAAATAAAATATTTAGGTCTTATTTTTGGTGTGCCTTTATCTAAAAATACCGCTGGTAAACCTCCACTTGGTATATCAAAACCTATTGCACCTGTACATACATTCCCTTGCCATGTAATATCTAAATCTTTGAAACTTCTTTCCGTTACTCCTGTTACTTTATGTTTAGACATAAAATCTAACATATCTCTCTTTGGTAATTCAGCGCTTTTCTTCATGCAATCCTCTATTGCTCTTTTTAAAACATTGTCAGCTACATCAAGACTTTTTGCTAATTCATCAAAGCCATAAAATTTTATGTCACATACGCTTTTAGACATTTGGGTTTATCCTTTCAACTCTAAATTGCATATATTGATTTCTCATTCCAAAGTTTTCAGGCTCGTTTTGTACTTCGTAAAATTTACCTGTTTGTAAATGTTCAATAACACAATCACTAGTAATGTCAGGTCTAAACCATGTTGTAACAGTTGCTGTATCTCTAATAACGATCATTCCGTTATCTTCTCTTTCGGTTCCACCATATGATTTAAAATTACACATGACTATAGGGTCATTTATTTCTACATTCTCAAATTTTGGTTTTCCTAATACATATACTTTTGTTCTTTTGTAAACCTTGATAGGTATTTTCATGTCGTCTATTTCATTAGGTCTATACATTGTCAACACCTACTCTTAATTGGTTTACTCTTTCATAGAAATATGGGGATAAGGAAGTTTTACCGCTTCCATAATCCCATAAATCACTAACTCCACGAATGATAGTACCAACAGCCTTTTTACTATTGACAATTTGTTCAGGAACACCAGCACCCAACATATACTCTTTTACTTCATCAATATAAATTTTTAAAGTATCGTCTTGATATGTTCCTGTTATCCCTAAACCTTTCTTACATTTGTCTAATAATTCTTGTTCTTCCATTGGTACTACCTCCTTTCATTAAACTGCTGGGTCACCTTTTTTAACTCTCATGAACCCTCTATAAGCTGTTGTGTTACCACCAGCAAATACACTAGCACGATAAGCAATCATACCATCTTTAAATTTGTAATCATAAGATTTTTTGATTTCAACAGGTGAGAAAATAGCTGTTTCATAGTATTGTGGAATACCATAAATCATGCTGTATTGTCCTTTTGTTGCTTTATCTAATGATGTTAAATTTGAGTTGATAACATAAGGTACTGTATTTATTGTTTGGTTAGCTAAATCAATTTTATAAGCATGATCTCCAATATCATTTTTAACTAATGAGAACGCTAATAAATCAGCTTTATTTAAAATTAATACTCCTTTTTGTTCAACTTCTTCGTCTCCACCATATGCGAAAATGATTTTATTTAATGTATCTTGGTCGATTTTTGAAAGTTCCATATCATCACTAGCTAATACTGCTGTATTGTCATCGTGTGCTGATGTGATACCCATAAATGTATTACTTTCTCCTGTACCACCAATTTGTTGTTGTGCCATTTTCTTTTTAAGTGCAACTTCTACACCTTTTCTAATTTCAGCTTCATAATTTGCATTTGGTAATCTTTCTAATTCTTCGCTAAATTCAGCATAAGCTGTAACTTTAACTTTGTTAATTTTAGCTGTTCCAAATTCAGGTTCGGCTTCCGTATATGCTGTACCCTCTTCAGTTAAATCACCTGTACCATATGATTTAGTAAATGGTGCTTCGTATGACTCACCACCTTGTAAATTTCTTACTTTAGTTAAATCATAGAAACTAGAAACTTGTCTAAATGGTACTGTTGCTAAATCGTTTGATTGGTGTTTTGGTAATAGAATGTTATCACTTGCAACAGTTACCGCTCTACCCTCTTTTAAGGCTTTTACACGTTCTTCTCTTTCTTTGTTTTGTGCTTCACGTTGTTCTTTATCCATTTGGTTACCTCCTCTTAAATTTGTAGTTGCCATATGTCTAATGTCAGTTCCACCAACTTTTACATAGTCTTTTGAACGTTCAACATTTTCATTTGTTGGTTCTTCTTCGTTAGGGTCTAAATTATCATCAGCTCTAGCTTCATCATCTTTTTGTTCTTCTTGTGGTTCGTCTTTTGGTTCATTTTCAATTGCTTGTAATTGTGCTTCCGCTTCGGCAATTTCTTGAGCAATTGTTTTTAATGTTTCACCAATAGAACGAACTTCTTTAATATCTTCGCTTTCATCCATGCGCTTATTTAATTTTGCTTGTTCATCTTTTTTTCTTTGAATAAGCTTTTTTAAAAAATCTTTCATTAAAATAGTCCTCCTCTAATTTTTGCTTTTAATTTTTCTAATTCTAATTTTTCTCTTTCTTCGACATTATCCAATGTTTCTTTTTCATCTTTATCCAAAGATGTTTGCAAGGCTCTTAATTGTTCTCCAACAATTTCTTTGCTTCTTGCGTATATGCTAGTTGTAGGATATGCTCCAAAATCCACAACGCTAACATCATATAAAGTACCAATTTCTTTAATTTTTCTAGTTACAGGTTTTGTACTTCTATCAATTTCTTCATCCACTACATCAAAAGCAAAAGACATTTGATATAACAATCCAGCTTTAATAGATTTATAAATATCTATATTGTCTTGCGTATCAATCAATTCGGCTCTAATCTTTAACCCTTGATTATCAACAGTAAGAGTTAAGCTTTTATTTCTTGTTCTTGCTAATACTCCTTTAGTATCTCCATGTTGATATTTCAAAGGAACATCTTTCATATTGGCTTTATTTAAAGCTTGTGGGTCGATAACTTCATACCAACCCCATTCTTCATCACCAATTAAAGTTGTTTCATTAAAACGTACCGCATAACCCTCTACGATCATTTTATTTTCTTCATTGTCAACCGCTCTTAATTCCATTAATCGCATTTCTTTTTTATCTTTAAAATCTTTTTTAGATTTATCCATTGTTCGCACCTCCTCAACATCATTTTTATATCTAAATATGTAACCTTGCGTACATACAACACAATACTATTTCACAATAACATTATATCATGTATTGTTTTCATTTTTAACAATATTTTCATTATTTTGTTGACTATATGAAGCATTATCATTGTACTTTGATAGTTGGTATTCACCAGCAATAGACTTTTTAACCCAGTTCAATGACATATAATATTCATCTCCACCCTCAACAGGAGGTTCACCAAACCAACTTAAAATAGTATTTGTATTGACACCACCAACAGGTAACAATAATTCAGCTATTTTAATTTTGTTTTGAGCGCTCATCATTTGAATTTCACTTGTATAACAAATAATAGTGTTTCCGTTTGATCGTTCAAATGGTGTTAATAATACTCTTTCAAATGCTTGTCCTAAAGAAATAGCACCACTTTCTAATACAGTTTCATAAAATGCTTCTTTTTGTTCGGCTGTATAGTCACCATCTAAAATAGCTTCACTAACTCCATAATGTCTACGAATTTTATCATCAAAGAATTTTAAAATGTCTTTAGATACGTTTTTACCATAGTACGGAATAGGTGTATATTCCCCTCCATTATCTAAACTTAAAATTCCACTTTGATTAGTTTCTAGCTTTTTCTCAAATTCTTTTCTTTCTTTTTCGCCATTTTCTTTATTGATGTAACCATTTAATTTTAAGATACCATTTATTCTTAAACTTCCCTCAATAGATTTAAATGTTGCTTGTAACAATTTATCATTCTCTTGTAGGTGTTTTAATAAGGCTGTGTTATTGGCTGTTCCGTTAATATCTCCACCCATATATTCATTTTCACCAAATTCTTTTCTCCAATGAATGACTTCATCATATCTTATCTTTCCTGAATGTTCCCCATTCATAAAAGTAAAATCAACATAGATAATTCCTAGATCATCTTCATAGAAATCAACTTGTGCTGGTTGCAATGGATATAACGCTTTATATACTTTTTTAGTTCTTCCGTTTGTAGGATTGTAATATAAATCATACGTTGGATAGATAAAGCAATTTTTATATGTTTCTCGTAACCATGCACACTTTCTTAAAAAATCACTTTGTGTCATTAGATTATTAGGATTTTTTAAAATCTCATTGAGGTTATTATTAGTAACATCAACTTGTTTTCCTTTTACAATCCTAATATGTCTAGGGTTCATTTTAGAATATTCATCTAAAATTCTATTTGTAATTGTAAATACTGTTTCATCATTCATGATGTTATTTCCAAATTGGCTAAAGCTAGGTGTTCCATTAACGCTATTTGCCCAATAGAAAACTTTATTTATAGCTTTGTTTTGTAATTTTTGCAACCAACCCATTTTATGCACCTCCTATTAATTTTAAGTATTCACTCTTATATCTTTCAAATATTGCATAAGTAATAACAATTGCTACCGCTCCATCAATTCGCTTGTCGGTTTTCATCTTGATAGGCATTATTAACTCTCTACCATCAATTTCTAAAGCTGTATTGCCTAAACACCAATTATCCATATCATTTAAACCATGTATTAATTGACCTTTTAAATCAGCTTCTACGTGCTTCATTGGTGTACTCATGACAAATTTACTTTGATTAATCATTTCACAAGTTTCATTTTTCTTATTTCCATAACCATATGATTGCATTGTATTTAAAAAGTCCGTTGCAAACCTTTGGTCATATCCTAATTTAAAAACTATAATTTTGTATTGATCATATAAATCTTTGTACCATTCAGCTACTTTAGATAATATAACTTGTCCTCCCTCATGTACTTCACAAATTCCTTGATTTACCCATTCTCTATATTTTGCTCCACCCTCTTTATCGCTATCAAGTTTGGTTTCAGGTATAAAGTATTTAGTAAAGAAATATTTGTTATCGTCATTAGGTCTCATTAACATAATAGTTGCACAAGTTAAGTCAGTTGTTTGTGATAAATCGACACCAGCAAAAGCATAACTATTTCTAAAGTCCTCTAATGTTAAATGCGTTTGTTCGTATTTATAATCACTATCAAATAGCCACGCTTCGGCACTATTTTGTTTGATATTGAAATCTTTACAAAGCATATGCACTCTTGAAGATTTACTATGCTTTGCTTTTGTCATGTTCTTTTCAATGAAAGACCATTTCTTAACTCCATATATCAAACTAGGATTAGCTTTGCACCAAGTCCACCTATCTTTAAATATTTCAACTTCGCTATCTTGTGTAAATAACCAAGGCAAGAAATGAATATCATCTATTTCATCATATAAGACACCTCTAGCATATTTCATTTTCTCGTCCATAAGCATATCATTTAAAAATCCCTCGGTTGTACAAGTTATTAATAATGGTTCATCTTTAACGGACATTGACTCCCAACAAGCCATATAGATTTCATCATCTCTACTATCGTGCATTTCATCATAATAAGTTTTATCTATATTTCTTCCGTCCTTGTTTTGAGTCTTTGCACTTAATTTAAAAATAGTAACGTTTTTTGTATCGTTTCTTATTTCAACTAAATTTTGTCTTGTGAGCGTGTTTTTAGTATCTAACCTAGAACGCATACCACCAATTTCTTTCCATATCAAATTGGCTTGTTTATCGTCATTTGAACAACATACTATATCTTCTCCACCCTCACCAAGAAACAAGTCAAACATTCCATCACTTGCCATGTCGGTAGATTTTCCGTTTTTCCGTCCAATAACCTCTAATACTTCCGTAAATCTTCTTAATCCTGTATCTTTCATTTTGAAACCATAGACAACTTCCCAAAATGCTTTTTGGTGTAGCATTAATTCTAATGGTTTCATAAAGTAAGGTTTTTTACTTTGTAAGCATAGAGTTTCTTTAAACTTAATTCTTCTATCACTTTCTTTTGTAACATAATAATACCTTTCATCTTGTAAATCATTGATTAGCTTACTAACTTCCAATCTCATTTCATCACCAACAATGAAAGGTACTTTTTCATCATTCAAATAGATATATCCTTTTTGAATACAATCCCAATAGGTTTCTAACCAAGTATCTTTAGTTTTCTTGTAACCAATCATATTTTACTTAATTTCTCCATCAATAAATCAGCTTCGCTCGTATCTTCCTTATTTAATTGAGAAAGCATGATTTTAATTTTGCTATCATGCCTTTGTGATAGATCGCTATACTCTTTTTGAAGATATTTCTTTTGTTCAGCTTGTCCTTTATTCTTTGGTACACCTATTTTTTGTAATTGGGGTTTTAATTGCTCCAATTGTTCAATCTCAAAAAGAAAATCATCATACATAGTTTCTAATACTTTTTGTTTTGTTTCGTCTATGCCTTTAAATATCTCTTTTAATTCTTCCTTTGTCACAAATAACA